GGTGGCGAAGGTAGATTGGGCTCTTTATTATCTGAAGAAACAAAATTAAAAATTAGTAAATCTAACCAATGTAAGGTTCGTTCGCTGGAAACAAGGAAAAGAAATTCTGAAGCATACAAAAGAAGAACACACCATCCAAGAGAAGGATGCAAATTATCGGAGCGTCATAAACAGCTTTTAGCAAAGACACATTTAGGAATACCGAGGTCTGCAAAAACTAAAATGAAAATTTCTCTTTCTAACAAAGGGCGAATAGTTTCAGAAGAAACTAGAAGAAAAATTTCAATAGCTAATAAAGGACGAAAGATTTCTGATGAGCAAAGAAAACAACATTCTGAAAAGATGAGAGGTTGGGTTCCTTCTAAAGATTGGAGAGCCAAACATTCCAGAAAGATTATAGAAATTTCTGATAATTTGGATAAAATTTGTTTTGCTTCAATAAAGGAGGTGTGTTTAGAATTAGGTATTGGAAGAAAAGCTGTTAAACGAATTATTACTGAAAATAAAATTGTAAATGGGAAAAGATATATGTATGAAAAATAAATCGTTTATTGTGAATGATAATTATTATCATCATTTGTATTGGATTGTGGAGAGGATGCGGATATTTTGGAAGAAATACAACAACGAGCCCCGACCTTGGACATCCGACCCAATTTTTGAAAAGTACCGTTTTACCAACGTGTATAGATGTCTGGACAGGGTGAGCCAATACTTACTCCGTCGGGTAATTTACAACGGTAAACAGTATGAACCGGAAGATATGTTTTTCCGGATATTGGTGTTTAAGCACTTCAATAAGTGCGAAACGTGGGACTTATTAGAAAAAGAGCTTGGTGATATTACGTTGGAAGTAGGGCTTGAAGAAATTGCACGGGTATTAGATGAAGCGGTGGCAAGCGGGGAAACCATTTATGGGAGTGCCTACATTGTGAACTGTTGCTTTTATCAAAATCCCGAATACGCCCACATAAAGGGAATGTCTAAACACCGTGCTCACTTCACTATCTTTGACGATGAAATTTTCCAAAATGGGCATTTATACGACTTTTTAGAGGCACAAAGTTTTGAGGAGTTGTTTTGGCTGTTTAGGAAGATGAAGATTTACGGTGATTTTACTGCACAACAGTATTGCATTGACCTGAATTATTCCCCTCTATTTAATTTCACGGAAAATGATTTCGTTATCACGGGTCCTGGAAGTCTAAAGGGATTGAGTTGGATAATGGAAGGAGCGACTGGGAAAAAGTATGATTATGTAGGTGCGATTAAGTGGTTACAAGAGCATTTCTTGGAAAATGTTACGCAGCTATGTGATGAACTTGGAATGGAATGGAAACCGTTGCCGTGGGAACCCGTGCCAACATTAACGAATTATCAGAATACGTTGTGTGAAACAAGTAAGTTCGCAAAGGGATTGGGACATACTTTTAAAGAGGGTAAACAGGAGCGTATAAAACATACTTACGAACAATCACCGCAAAAGATAGATTTTGTATTTCCACCCAAATGGAATGCAAAGATGCCTGAAGTGGGTGAAATTATTGTCTAACTTAATTGAATAATTATGTATTTAGAATGTGAAAATTTAAGTGCCGCTTTGATTGCTGTTTGCCAACAGTTATTGGAGCATGGCAAACCAACTGTCCGTAGAGGATTTAACTGCACAGAATTTCCTGGAGCGGTTATGGTATGTATTACCAACCCGACAGACCGTTATGTACGTGTGCCAGAACGCAAATGGAACAAGACATTGGGGTGGATTGAGAGCCTTTGGTTGGCTCGTGGCGATAACAGTTTGGCAATGCCATCTGCATACGTTAAGAACTTGCTGAATTTTTCTGATGACGGTGATTATATGCGTGCGGGGTATGGTCCGAGGCTGAGACGTTATGGAGATAACGAGGCAGCGATGACGACAGGACAGGGGATGTTATTACGCCAATACCGTAACGGGGTAAAAAAGAACGGTCTAGGACAATTGAAAGCTCCTAGTAAGTACCAAAATGCGACCGACCAATTACGGTTCGTAATTGAGAAGTTTAAAGAGGACATAGACACTCGTGAGGCAGTAATCAGCATTGCTGACCCTGTAAGTGATGACTTTAATGGTATTGCAGGCAAAGACGCTTCTCCGCTCATTAAAACCAAAGATACCCCATGCACCCGTTCTATCCATTTTATGATAGTGGATGGAAAGATGAACTGTTATGTAGATATGCGGAGTAACGATGTTATTTGGGGCTTCAGTGCCGTTAACATCTTTAACTTTACGTTGATGCAGGAATATGTGGCTGCAATTGTGGGTGTTCCTGTTGGCAAGTATTACCACAAAGCTGATAACTTGCACGTGTACGAAGACTTTTTGCCTATGGTGCAGGAAATCGCTAAACATTACCAAGACTACTTCAGTAGCGGAATTGAGTACCGTTACGAGCCGACGTACCATTCTTTGGAAGAGTTTGATACGCTGATAAAGGGGCTCTCAGAATTTGAAGAAGCCGTGCGGTCTAACTTTCTGGATAAGAACAAGGCTTCACAATATATAAAGAAGCAAAAAGACCCGTTGTTCCAGGATTGGGCACGTGTTATTTATTGTTATTGGTTCAAAGAAGTGGTGGAATTTAACAACCCGTTACTGAATGAGTTGTTTACACACTTGTAAGAGAAATAAATTAAAAATAGATTTCGTATGAATTTTAGAAAGATTGACATCCTGTTAGGGATGAAGGAAATACAAAGGTTGCCTAATACGCCCCATCACCGTGGTTACAATTTGCTTGAACATGGGATGGTCGTGGGAATGTTGTTTAGGTGGTTTGCATCAGAAGAAGACGTTGCCTACGATATTAATGTTTTTGACAAAGTGTTGCTTCATGATTACGTTGAGAGTGTAACAGGTGACCTCAATAGTTGTGTGAAGAATTTCAGCCCCGCCACCAAAGCCGCATGGGAGCTCATAGAGCGTGAAATTTGTAGCACCGATATAGTACTTCAGCCGTACAGTGATGATGCCTTAAAGAAGGGAATGACCGACTTACAGCACCGATTATTTAAGATGTGTGATTATTTGGACTTATGGATATTTTGCAAAAACGAAATAGCGTTGGGAAATGCCTGTAAGAAGATAAAGATGTGCCTAAATAATTGTGAGGTTGCGTTGTGCCGTATTTCCAACGATTTTAAAGATTTCAAAAGTATAAAGAAATTCATGGAGCAGTATGAGCCATAAAGGAAAGATATATGGAATAGTAGGTGTTATCGGTAGCGGTAAGACTTACAGGGCTGAACAGTTGCAGGTGGATGCAGCATGTGAAGAACGCCCAATGATACTTGGTGATTTTAGCGAGGGTATCCGTCAGACGCTAATGAACATTTTCACAGGTAGAAACAGGGGTGTTCAGTTGGATAGTAGTGTCTATGCAGGTTGGAAGAATGCCCAACAGTCAATTCTATTACCAACTTCTGGGAATGGGTTGTTACCCGATATTGTTAAAGTAACAGGTCGTGAAATGTTGCAACGTACCGGAGAATATTTAAAAACGTTGGCGGGGGAAGATGTTTGGGCAAAATGGACGGCACAGGACATTTTGAATCGCTGGTCAAAAATAGACACTGATAAAAGGGGATTATGCGATATTGTGTTTGGTTCTTTACGGTTTGATTGTGAAGCAGCACAACTGTTTAACTTGTCTAAAGCCACAGAAAAAGAAGTAGAAATTATTTTCTGCAATTTTAAAAGTGACAAGTATGAATTGAACGACCATGTTAGCGAAGACTTTGCAAGGTATTTCTTAGATAAAGGCTGCAAAGACGGTGACGATATTACTGAATTGGTAAAAGAAAAATTGCATGGAAGAATTTAAAGCATATTTGACGAATAACCTAATGTCGTTTACGCAAGTTTCTGACTATATTGTAGAAATTGGTGGGAAGACATTTGAGTTATACCAACCCGCCTACGATGGTGCATTGTTTGACGATGACTTTAATTTTGTTGGAGTGCCTATGCACGAACGGGGTGAAGATATTACAACGGAGTGCGACTTTTATGCTTATAAATTTGGGGGCGTATATTATATGCTTGAAAAGGGAAAGGAAAATGCTGTTAAGTTAACCCGTCTGAAATATGTAGGGGAAGCACAACAGGAAATTCCAACCCCTGTCTTTTTGGGTGTGCATGGGCAGTATGAAATGATGAGTGGAACGGGCACATATAGTGAATGGTGCAAGAAAGCCAAATTTTTAGGCGTGCATACATTGGGTATATGTGAACGGAACAGTTTGGCAGGTGCATTGAAATTCCAAACCGAATGCAAAGCAAACGGTTTGAAAAGTGTTATTGGAATGGAGTGTACCGTGTATGATATTCCAAACGATTATCGTTTTACTGTTAAAGTATATGCGATGAATGAAAATGGGTGGCGTGACTTATTAACTATAAACAAGTTCATCAATTGTGACAACCCCAAATATATAAGCCTAGAGGACTTTAGGGCGATAACCCTACATAATGATAACCTGATGTTGTTTGTAGACCCAAAGACTTTGGACTACGACAAACTAGCGGGATTGAAATTAGATGTTGGGGTGTATCAATTAGACCCCTGTGAGTATGTGGATGATAGCCGTGATGAGTGGTACTTAAAGAACCTGAAAAAGTTTTTTAAAGATAGAAACTTGATGCCCGTGCCAATGGGTGACGCATGGTATTTAGATGAGGAGTATTGCTGCATTCGCCCTCGTTTACATAGCATTGGCGGCACAACTGCCTATGAAAGTGAGAACCAATACTTTAAATCCAACGACCAACTTTTCTTGGAGTTAGCAGCCATGTTTCCAAATACTGATGAGGGGTTTGAGGATGCTTATCAACGTTTCACAGACGCAGCTAGTTTATTGGAAGACATTGCATTGGGAATTGATTTCACAATTAATGTGAAACAGCGACATCTGCCACATTATAAGATGACCCCTGATGAGGCAAAAGTGTATGACACTAATGAAGACCTTTTTTGGGCTCTTATTGCCGAGGGGCTTGATAAGCATTCGGACTTGCTTGCAACATGGGGCGAAGATGTAATTATGGAGCGCATAGACCGTGAGGTGGGGGTTATAAAGTTAGGCGAGGCAATTGACTACTTCTTAATTACATGGGATATCATTAATTGGTGTCACCGTAATGGAATAATGACAGGAATAAGCCGTGGTTCAGCGGGTGGATGTTTGGTGTCGTATTTATTGGGAATTACCAAACTTGACCCAATGCGTTATGACTTACTTTTTGAGCGTTTCTTGAACGCAGGACGTGTTAAGGTTTCACTCCCCGATATTGACTGTGACTATCCAGGAGAAGACAGACCCCGTGTAAAGAAGTACATGGAAGAACGTTATGGATGGCAACAGGTTTGTTCAGTAGGTACTTATAGTGCATTGCAACTACGGGCGGCAATTAAGGACATGGCACGAGTGTATGGGCTTAACTTTCAGGAAATGAACGACATGATGAAAGCGTTTGACGTTAAAGACCGTAAACCTGAAGACCTGTTTAAAATTGCGTGTGCCAACAGTCGTGTCAAAGATTTTGTAAAAACGTATCCAGATTTAATTAACGAAGTAATGTTGATTATGCCTGCACCTAAAGCACAGAGTATCCATGCGTGTGCGATGATGGTTTTCCCAGATGAGCACGATATGTTCAGGTGGGTTCCTATTCGTAAACAGGGTGATGATTATGTGACGGAATGGGAAGGTGGTGAAATGGATGCTGCCGGATTTTTGAAAGAAGACGTTTTGGGGGTAGCCCAATTTGATAAATTTCAAGACATGGTACGCCTCATTAAAGAACACGAAAATGTGGATTTGGATATATTTAGTGTACCGCTTGATGACAAAGAAGTTTACAGGTTTTTCCAGAACGGGTGGAATGAAGATAATTTTCACTTCGGTAGCCGTGGGTTAACGGGTTATTGCCGTCAGATGAAACCTGAAAATATTGAAGACCTGATTGCCGCTATTTCGTTGTATCGTCCGGGAGCAATGGAAAACAACTTCCATAATGAGTACGTGTTGCGTAAAGAGGGCAAAAAGACGGTGGAGTATTTTACAGGCACACAAGATATTCTTAAGAACACGTATGGAGTATTTGCCTATCAGGAGCAAATTATGCAACTTTGTCGGGAGCTAGGCGGGTTGTCTTTGGTAGAAGCTGATGACGTGCGTAAAGCAATGGTAAAGAAAAAGTACGAGGCACTACAACAGTACAAAGAACGGTTTATTCCGTATTACCGTGATACCTATCATGTAACACAGGAATACAGTGAAAATGTGTGGGACGCTATTGATAAGGCTAGTACTTATCTTTTCAATCGTAGCCATGCCGCAGCCTATGCGATAACGGGTTATATTTCGCAATGGATAAAAGTGCATTATCCAATAGAATACTGGAGCGTGGCGTTTAAATATGCACAGGACTTTGACTATTCCCGTTATATTGCGGAAATCAATAAGACTGGGATGTGTACGGTTCGGCAGGTAGACATAAACATATCCAGCACGGATGTAGTTATCAATTTTGCGGAAAAGGCTCTATATTGGGCTATAACCGGAGTTAAACAGGTTGCCGAAAAAGCGGCTACGCAAATATTAAAAGAGCGTGATGAAAACGGACAGTACTTTTCACTAAGCGATTTTATTAGTCGCCATAAATGGAAAGGCTCGGCAGTGAATAGCCGTGTAATTAGAAACCTTATATTGGCAGGTGCATTTGACAAACTTGAAGGAGTTACCAAAGCTAAGGACAGAATTGACCTGTTAGTGGAATATTTGGGCAAAGCGAGTGTAGCCGTACGGGAAGATGATATTGTATTAACAGGGGCTGACCGCCATGCGAATGATGAATGGTGGTGGGCGTTATTACAAAAGAAAGTATCGGGTTTTGCGTTCTTTAATTACGAAAACATTTATAAACGGTTTGTCGGTGAGTTCCCAGAGGAATATGAATACGCAACGTTTGAGGAGTGTTTAGACACGGAACATCTTGCTCACAATGGTTATGTCGTGGTAGCGGGTTATATTGCTGAAATGGAGATTAAAAAGACCAAAAAAGGCGAAATGATGGCACGCTTAACACTTGAGGCTAACTACGAATTTTTGGAAGTAATGATATTCCAGCAAGAATATCAGCAGCTTTCCGACTTATTGGTGGCAGGGCGTGCGAACCTGATATTAATTAATGGAGTTGTTTCTTATGATAAGCGCAAAGAAAGTAATATTCTACGGGCTAATTATGAAACCAACATTGTCACTTTGACGTTATAATTTAAAATTAAATTTATGAAAATTCTTGTTCATTTTAGTGGGGTTCCAGTGGAACTTGAAACAAACGGTTTTTCTGGACGCATAGATATAGACCAATTAACGTCTATTGATTATGGCAATTTGTACGGTGAAGCCGTGACAGTTAGTGCTCTTCTAAATAAGGTTGGTTTGCTACGTGCCGAGGCAGAGCAGGCATTAGCCGAGAAGAAGTTGGAAAGGGACGTGTGCGAGGCTGATACGAAGCGTAAATGGCGACAGCAAGCCAACGCCAACCAAGGAAAGTTCTGTTTTGAGGGTGAGTGGATAAAGCTGTCAGAAAAGGCGTTGGATGAGGCGTTGCTACTTGATGATGCTTATCAGGGATTGTGCTGTGAGTATATTGAGGCACAAAAGAACTTTAATGTCCTTGACGCTTTGCAATGGGCGGTGCAAGATAAGTCTAAGAAACTTAATAATTTGTTAAAACCCGTGACACCTACTGAGTTGCTCGGGGAGTTGGTGGAAAGTAACGTAAATAGTTTTGTGATAACTAAAAAAGGATACTAATATGGCAACAACATCAACAATTTTTGACGGGTTTATTAAACTGGTAGACAACATTTACATGAAGCCCTGTGAGGCTCATCCATCTGCATACGATTTGTATGTACACAAACCGAGTACAAGTGCTAGACACCCCGAGGGTAAAATGGACGACGTGGCATTTGGTTTGTCATTGGAGCTAGCTATTTCGTGGGCGTGTCATAAGGCAGCGGGTGAACGTGAAGTTAAAGACTTGCAGGAATTGTTAAAAGAATTGCATAAAGTAAACCAAGAAATTAGAGAGAACGTACTAAGTTTTATTAACGATTAATTTATAGAAAAATTATGGCAGGATTTGACCGCAGCAAGTGGAAAGCTGCACCCCTAGCAACAGTGAATTCAACAGTGAACGAAACAAAAAAGTTTGACACTTATTTTGAGAGTGGAAATAACGAATACGCTCGTTTTTGGGCAAATCGTGACGGCATTACGATAAAACGTGTGCTGCCTGCACATGAGCCAGGAGATAGCCCTTATGTGCCTATGTTGACAGCCATGCTGAAAATTGAAGTAGACGATAAGGACAGCAATGGCACAGTGATTGGGAAGAAAGTCGCTAACAAGAAAATTTTTATTGGTACTTTGCACGGTGGTTATCCGTACGATATCATTGAGGAGTACATTAAACGGGTGTACGAAAAGGCTGATGCTTATCAGGGCGATGAGCGTGACCGTTATTTGAACCCTGTTAAAGGTTACAGAATGGGCGGTAAGAATGGCACATGGGTTCCGGGAATTAGACCTCAACTGGAGTATGTGTTTTATGCTCTTATTGAGGGTAAAATTTACCGTGACAGTTTGAAACCGAAGCAAATGGAAGCCTTGAATAAGGAAAGTGCTGACCTTTGTGCACAGAACGACACGGCTGCAATTGATATGTTTAGCGACCCGACAACAGGTTTTCCAATTCAGTGGAGTGTAGGAAAGGATAAGGATGGCAAAAAGGAAACCACTCTTAAATCTTTGCCGTTGAAAATGCAACAGACTTGGGATGAATACTTTGGTGAAAATGCAGTTCCTGACGCAATTTTGGAACAGCTTGAAAAGTTGCCAAGTTTGAAGAGCCTGTACGTTGACAGTTACAAAAAACGTGACTTTGACCTTGCATTGGAAGGACTGAAACGTTTTGATGAAGCCAACGTTTACAAGATTTTTGCCGACGAAGAGTTTTTGGACATGGTTGAACAGATGGCTGAAATGGTGGCAGAAAAAACAGGGGATGACGGAAAGCCAAGCGGTACAGATGATTTGCCTTTTGGTGATGAAGCTCCTAGCGCAGCTCCGGCTCCAGCCGCTAAAAAGACGCCCGTAGCTAAAGCTCCAGCAGCTAAGAAAGCCGTAGCAAAGAAAAAACCCGCTGAACCGACGCCTGAAGAAAAACTTGCTGTCATTAACACTGAATTTGTGCGCCAATACGGTGACGGTTACGATGAATTTACACTTGAGGACATGGGCGATGAACTGGAAGAAACATACCAACTTGCACTCAAGAAAGAGGATTTGGGTTATGACATACCTCACGTTGACGGTTGGGATGGCGATGGTGATAATGGTGAGGACGAAACTCCAGCCGAAGACCCCGAACCGGAACAAGCTCCGGCAGCACCAGAGGTTCACACCGCAGCTAATTCGGCAGCCGTTAAAGCTCCTGCAGACGCAAATAGCAAAAGTGCGATGAGTGCTGTTGAGCGCATACGTTTGCTTCGTGAACAAAAAGCCGCAGCCGCTAAGAAGTAAATTTTATTCACCAATATAGGCGGGCTTTCGCCCGCCTTTTTGCTTTTATACAATGAAAAGAAACCCGATAGCCGTTATAAGTACAGACAGACATTTAAAGGAAGAAAACGCTTTAGACCTGTTAGATTTGTCTGAACAAGAAATTGCGCTTGCTCAAAAGCTGAAAGTTAAAACCGTTATTTGGTTGGGAGACATATTTGATAGCCGCCTTAGTCAGCGTCAAGAATTGCTTAACTGTTTAACGTTGATGATACAAATGTATCACGAGGCAGGGCTGCAAATTATTTGTATTCCTGGAAACCACGATAAGACAGATTATGAGGATGACGATAGCTTTTTGACCGCCTACAAATATCATCCCGGATTTGACTTAATTGAGACACCTCAAGCCCGTGTAATAGGTGGGGTTGATTTTGACTTTGTGCCGTTTTATTCGGTGGATATGTGGTTGGATAAGTTTGCGGAATTAGACCCGCCTCCGGGATTAAAATCAGTACTATGTAGTCATACAGCCGTACAAGGTTCTATCAATAACGACGGCAAAGTAGTAGAGAACCGCATTAAGACAAAGTTATTCAACAAATACGGAAAAGTATTGTTAGGGCATTATCACAATGCTCAACAACCCGCTTCAAATGTTTTTCACCTACCGTCTATAAGACAAAATAACTTTGGTGAAGATGAAGAAAAAGGCTTTACGGTGTTGTATGACGATGTAAGTTTTGATTTCGTTAAGTCTGATTTTGTGCCATACAGAGAAGTCAAAATTGATGTGGCGACTGTGACAAAGGCTGAACTTCAAAAGTTGCATACGGAAATTGATGATGGGGTACATTCCCGAGTGGTGCTTATTGGCGACCAACAGGCAGTGAAAGCGGTTAACAAGAAATGGTTTACGGAACACGGAATAGCCGTAAAAGCTAAATACACCGATGTAGAAGTAACGGAAACCGAAGAAACAGAAGCGGTGCAGGAATTAAGCGGAGAAGACTTAAAAGATAAGTTTGAGGCGTTTTGTACTGAAAAGGGTTACGATTACAAAGAGGGGTTTAAACTATTAAAAGAAATAATGAAATGGCAGGAGTAAAAGATTTTGTGAATACCGTACAAAAGAAGTTCGGTAAAGAAGTAATTGCCGGAGATAACCGTGCAGGGGTAGAGTTTCTACCGTCAGGCAGCTTGTCTTTGGATTTAGCATTGGGCGGGGGTTATGCAAAGGGGCGCATTATTGAGCTCATGGGTTACGAAAGTTGTGGTAAAACGACACTAGCTTTACACGCTTGCTTGAGTGCCCAAAATGAGGGTAAAGCTGTTTTATACGTAGACCGTGAGAACGCTATTGATATTGATTATGTACAGAATTTAGGCATTGACACTGACCCTGAAAAGTTTATCTTGACACAGCCCGGAGTAGCCGAGGAATGTTTTGAAATTATAAGGGAAGCAATTAAGACTGATGAAATTGGTGTTATTGTTTTGGACAGTGTTGCCGCTTTGTTCCCTAAATGTTACTTAGACGCTGATGTCGGTGATGCTAAGATGGGTACAGTCGCTCGCATTATGTCTACGTGGCTTCCTGGATTTGTGGGGGATATTAAACGTAATAACATCGTTGTAATATTCATCAACCAATATCGCGACAAAATTGGCGTAATGTTTGGTGACCCTCGCACAACTCCGGGAGGGAAAGCATTAGGGTTTTATTCTTCCCAGCGTCTGGATATTGCCCGTGCAGGTGCGGCAGGCGACAAGGGGGAAGAGTTTGCTAATCACGTTAAAGTTAAAGTGACGAAAAACAAGGTCGCCCCACCGTTCCGAAAAGCTGAATTTGATATACGTTTTGGCGAGGGTATTGATAAGGCATTGGATATCCTTAATCTGGCGGTTGAAAAAGGCGTAGTGGAAAAGGCAGGCTCGTTCTTTAAGTATGGGGGTAAAACCCTAGCACAAGGCGCAGAGAAAACTCGTGATGTGATAGCTGAGGACGAAGACCTTATGGCACGCATTGAAGAAGAAATTATGCAAAATATTTAGTTTATGGAATTGAAGTATTTGCGTCTGCAGAATTTTTTGTCATTCAAGGATATGCAACACACATTTTTGAATGAGCCTGTTTTAATTAAAGGGAAGAACCTTACTGAGACGGAAAGCCAAGAAACCAACGGTGCAGGAAAGAGTACAATGGAAGCGGGGATTGCATTTGCAATTCTCGCTACTTCTTTGCGCAAACAAACCTTAGATAAAGACTTGATATATTGGGGTGCGGATGAAGCGCATATATGGCTTGACATCTATTGTCCTATTCGCAAACAGACCCTAAATATTCATCGCACGTTGCGTACAAAGGGGTCACAACTGTTGGAATTGACTTTGAACGAGGAAGAGGGTAGTGTGCATTTTGCCACTGTATCAGATGGCAACAACTACATTCTTAATTGGATAGGTATATCAGCAGTGGATTTGAAGAATTACTACTTGATTAACAAGGAGAATTTTAAATCGTTTGTTTCAAGTAGTAATACTGAACGTTTGGCGTTGATAAGCCGTTTTATTAAAGCTGAACAGTTGGACACGGCTGATGATGTTATAAAAGCTAAGAATAAACCACTTGAGGCACAGGCTAAAGAGGCAGCGTTTAAGGTCGCGACGATAGAGGGTGAATTAAGCGTCTATACGCAACAATTAGAGGCTGAGGCGGAGCGTAACTTGGAACAAGAGCGCAACGACAAATTAGAGGCTTTAAATATGCGTATGGATGGTGTGATTGCCCGCTATGATAAAGCGGAGCAAATAAAACAGAATGCGACATTGGCTATAAAGTTGGCAGAAGATAACATTGCTAAAGAGAAACATAAACTTCAGGATTTTGAAAAGGCATTAGCCGAACTCAACAAGCAAGATTTTACAGCCCGTTATAAAAGCATTCAGGAAGCCCGTGCCACCGCTGACAGCAAAGTAGACGCAGAACGCCAACAGTTAACAGATACGAAGAAAAATGTACAGAGTTTAAGCCTTTCTATTCAACGTTTGTCAGGCATTTTGCAAGGGACGATAAAGTGCCCCAAATGTCAGCACGAGTTTGCTATTGCTGACCCCGATTTGGATTTGCAGGGGGTACGCAAGAAATTGGAGTTGGAAACTTCCAAACGAACTTCCACGGAGCAACAGGTGGCATTACTGCAAAAACGGCTTGAAACGCTAGTCACCCAATTGAAAACGTTTGATGAAGAAACTGGACAGGTACGTGAGGAAGAGCGTGAACATTTGAAATCTGTGAGAGCTTTGCAGTCCCAAGTATTTGAAGTCCAAGACACTATTAAAAGACACGAACAATTGATTAAAAGCAATCAACGTGACATTGAGCAAATGGACGTGGAACTTGAAAGCTGCAATTCCCAAAGTGAAAAATTACTTGAGGAAATTGAAAAGGTTGAAAAAGAAGAGTTAGAAACCCGTGAAGCCGAGTTAAAAGGCATTATAGCTTTAACCGAAAAAAAGTTGCAAAAAGCTCAAAAAGAACGTGACAAATACGAAGCCGAAGTATCTAACAATGTGCAATGGGGGCTGAGAATGAAAGAATTTAAGATGTCCCTAGCGTGCGAACAGTTGCGCATCATTCAAAATTTTGCTAATTTGGCTCTCCAAAAACAAAGGTCAGATTTACGTTTAAGTATTGACGGTTTTAAACGTAACGCCAACGGTAAAGTAAAAGAAGAGATTACTGTTACAGTCATTAACAGTGAGGGCGAGTATAAACCATTTTGGTCTTTCAGTGGCGGTGAGCGTGCCCGTATAGAGGTTGCACTTATACAGGCTTTCCAGGAAATGATAAACGGAACGAATGAGTGGGGTGGTTTGCATTTCCTAATGATTGATGAAGTATTGGAAGGGACAGACCCGTTGGGATTGGCTTTGTTGCTAGAAAGTTTGAACGATGTTGGACATCCGGTGTATATAATAAGTCACGTGATGAATATACGTGCCGGAGTCCGCACATTAACAGTCGTAAAAGAAAATGGCGAAAGTTACATTGAGTAAAGAAATAGATTGGACAGCAATTGGAATTGACCCCGGAAAAGAGGGGTTTATTACAGTAATGCGACGGGGTTTTATACACAGTTACCCTGTTCCAAAAGTAAAGGATGTTATTGATGAGGAAGGATTGGCAGCGTTGGTTTTAGAAATCGCTGAACAGTGTGACCCTCAATACACTCACATAGCGATAGAGGACGTACACGCTTTGCACGGTTCATCAGCGCAGGGGACATTCAACTTTGGTGGGATAACATGGGCTCTCCGTATGGCGTTTATTGTGTGCGGGCTACCTGTTCATCGGGTAGCCCCTAAAAAGTGGCAAAAAGAGATGCACGAGGGAGTTAAACCGTGCGCAGATAAGAAACAGATGTCTATATTAGCGGCTAAACGGTTGTTCCCTAATTACAATCTTTTACGGACGCCAAACTGCAAGAAGCCTGATGACAATCTTGTGGACAGTTTGTTGATTGCTGAATATTGTAGGAGAAATTATTTATGAAATACGTATTGGTTTGCCCGAATACGGGCTGCATAGAGCATAATAAGCCTGTGGATGCGGGTACTTATTGCATGAAGTATGACAAAGCAACCAAACAGATGAAACCCGAATTTAAGGGGGAAATTCAGCGGTGTGTGGTTTGTGGTGAAGAATTACAGTTTACCGAAGCCCCAAGCGTTATTCCGGAATTTAGTGTAGGCACGTTCAAAGGATTGCCGGATGACAAGAAGAAAGAAGTGCTGCATAAACGTTTCCAAAAGGGGATGACTAAGGGTGGTAATGATGAGAACGAATTAAGAAAAAGAGGTGCGGTTAAAAAATTAATTGGATATGATGACTAGTGAACAAATTAAAATGATGCTGGACGGTGTTAAAGGTCTGGCGATGAATTGTGAAGTTAACGTTTTGGTACTGAAAGTACTGGATGAGTACCGTGTTTATTTGGCTCCTGAAGTGCGCCTAAAGACACGTGAGTGCCGTTATAACGAAGTACGGGATGCTCAAGATATTACCGTATTGGTGAAGAACGTGGGGGTGAACTTTGCGCTTGGTATGACGCATCAGACATTAATGGAAAAGGCACAGTCCATTCACAAGGAAAGTTTCAAGTTCGGCACGGATGATTATATGTGGTTTACGAAAGTGGATTTAAACCGTGGTTAAGAAGAAAGAAGCAAATGTTTGCTGAGGATTTCTTTGGAATGTCATTTTAAGTTGCTACATTTGTGCAGTTAATTAACAACATCATGGAAAATTTAACAGATATCTTTTTAAAATCCAGAGGGCACAAATATTTACGCAAAGTGCCGAACGGTAAAGGCGGTTATCGTTACATATACGAAGAACCGAGCCTGAAAACTACTTCGGTAGTCACACGTGAACAAAAGTACAAACAGAACGGGTGGGATTACAATACCCCATCAACGGTTGAGTACGCAAACGACCCACAGCGTAAACGGCTGCATCGTAAAACAGTTGCCGAGTACATTAAACGTTCAAGCCGACAGGGTGAAACGCCTCGTGCGGTGTTTACATTAGGCGGTTCGGGTGCGGGTAAAAGTACCGTTCTTAGAATGCTAGGTGAACAAGACCCGTCCTTTAACAAAATTGTCGTGGTGGATAGTGACGATATTAAAACAAAAACGTTTAAGGAAGATTTTGACGCTTACAACAAACAGGAAGACGGTAGTGCCGCAGGGCGTTTGCACGAAGAGAGTAGTAAATTGGCTGATAAAATTGTTGATGGTATTTTAAGCGTGGATAATGACTATCTAAAGGATGGGACGATGAAAACTTATTCTTCTGCCGCAGCGGAAATTGAAAAGGCTAAAAAGAAAGGTTATCGGGCTGATGTGGTAGGAGTAACAATACCTGTTGAAGAAGCAATTAGACGGGCAACGGCTAGGGCAGAAAGAACAGGTCGAAAAGTGAAAACAGACGTTATTGTAAAGGCTCATACGGGGTCTACTGATACCTTTTTAAAGTTAATTGAAACAGGTTTGGCAGATAGCTTGAAATTGTATGACAATTCGGGCAGTTCGCCAATACTAATCTATGATAGTGAGGATGAAAATCCTATTAAGAATGTTAAGTTATTTGAGGAATTTAAAAATAAGAGGAATTACACTATGGCAAAGAAAGACAACAACATTGAAAAGTCCTACAAACTTACAATTTACGAGGACGATAAAGTGTTCAAACGCATGTACCAAGCCGCTTCCCCAGAGGAACGCAAGAAGTTTGGTTACGATGTGCCAAACGATGCTGATGCGGAGGATTTGGAAATCACCCGCATGGCGAACGAATGGTTACGTGATGGCAAACCCGTAGATTAATCTAAAGATTTTTCGGCTAGTTCCTTGCATAATTCAAAATTATGACTACCTTTGTAGTGTCAATCAATAAAACAAAGGTAGTCATGAAAAGAAAAGTATTAACAGTCAGTGAAGTTAACCAAATGTTAATCCGCAAGGGATATAGAAGCTGTGAAACTATTCACATAGATACAGAAAATTCTTGGGAAGCGGATACTTTAGTATTTGAAGAATATGGAAATGGGCACAGCGTTTGCGGGCTTTATAAATTTCATCAATCTGAAGGCTGTCCAGTAGGTTGTGGCAATTTAACTAGAGTGGCAACCTACCGTAAATTAAAGGTTGCTGAAAAATACGAAATTATTAGTATTGTGGCACGTTTACCCAAACAAGAAAATAAAAATTGATTTAGTTATGGCAAAGAAAGTTAGTTGTGAAGAATTAAGAAACCAACTGTTAGCCGCAAATGCGGCTTACAGAAGCGGTGAAAGTATTATGTCCGATGTGGAATACGATGCGTTGGTGGAAAAGCTACGTAAACTAGACCCGTCGGACATCTTTTTTAATAAAGGAATAGTTGAAGCAGCCGATGACAGAATGGAAGAGTTGCCTGTTCCTATGTACAGTCTTGAAAAGATTAAGGAAATTAAACCGTTGCGCAAGTGGTTGAAAAAGATGTTGGATGCTGGAGCTTGTGAAGTTGTGGCGATGCCAAAATTTGACGGAATAAGCCTGTTGACCTACGATATGGATGGCGACCAAGCGTGGACACGTGGTGACGGTATTGAGGGGCAACGAAGTGACGCACATTTTACTCGCATGAATAACGGCAAGCCCAAAGGATATTTCTGTAACGTGCATACATGGGGCGAAGCCATTTGTAAGAAAACCACCTTTGCACACTTAAAGGATGAATTGAATGTAGCGTACAAGAACGCCCGAAACATGGTGGCGGGTGTGTTTAATTCTTCGGACGGTTTTAAGAACCCTGTAATCACCTATATTGATTTTGTGCGATATGGTATTGATGAACCAATTGACAAGAATGACCAATTGCGGGTGTTGCGCAATCGTTACCAGAATGTCACACCATTCAGAACCTACTTAATTGAAGAATTATTGGAGCTTGATGATGCTGACTTGAACGACCTTATTGATTTGGAACTACATGATGAATTTGACGCAGAGTACAAGATAGACGGTATTGTATTGGAAATTAATGAATGGGCGGTGAAACAACAGCTTGGAAGACTACCGAATGGAAACCCCGCTTATTCGGTTGCATTTAAGCGTGAAGAGTGGTGTGATACCTATCAGACTAAGGTAACGGGGATTGAAAAAGGTATTGGCAAAACAGGTGTTTTGAACCCTGTTATCCTAATTGAACCCGTGGAAATAAATGGTGCGACAGTGAGCCGTGCTACCGCTTATAACGCTGCCTATTTGGTTGAAAACAACATTTGTGAGGGGGCTGTGATAGAGGTTACTCGTGGGGGCGATGTAATACCCAAACACTTGAAAACATTGGAATATAACGAAACAATGTTTGAAAAGATGTGTGATGACCTTGTTATCTGTCCTTCGTGTGGGAAACCGTTAAAATGGAATGAAACAAATGTTGATTTAGTGTGTACGAATGACAAATGTAAAGAAATGGTAATCAGTGAAATGGTTTACTTTTTCCGTACAATGGGGTGTGAACAGTTTGAAGAACCTACAATACGTCGTTTGTATAATTTTGGCTACCGTAGTGTAGAAACGATTTTAGAGTCTCATGTAGCCGAGTTCCAAAAGTTGCTCGGCAAGGCTAAGGGTAAAACGGTTTACGACCAAATACAGAAAGTATTGACCGAAGGCGTGCCGATGGCACGTTATATGACGGCACTAAATATTTTTGACGGCAAAATTGCCGAAGCCACCTGTCAGAAAATTTTTGATGCAGCGAATCCGGAAATGGTGGAAAGAGTAAAAACTGTTTCGTACGAAATTGGTAGCATAGCGGAAGCCACCTATTTAGCCAAGTCTTTAGAACAAGTTAACGGGGTGGGTGAAATATTGGCACGGTCGTTTGTTAAAGGGCTGATAAAACTTCAACACATAGGTATATATCCGGGAGTAAATATTACCTATGTTCAGACGCCTGAAACTACACCGCTTGCAGAAAATGCGATGGTTGTATGTATGACAGGTTTTAGGGATAAGGAAATGGAAGTGCAACTCAATAAACTTGGACACAGGGTTGTTGATGGCGTTACTAAAGAATGCAATGTGCTCGTAGTTGCTGATTTGAACAGCAATAGCAGCAAGATGAAAAAGGCAAAAGAAAAAGGACTTAGAATTGTAGAACGCATGGAATTTAGACGTGAATTACTATTATAAAGACGCTAAATATTGGTATGTAGGATTTCGCTACGACGAACGCTTGGTTAAAGAAATCAAGCGTTTTGTTGGAGCGGGGTATAACCCCGAGAATAAAGAGTGGTACATTCCTTTCGCATTACCAACTGTCGCACCGTTGCAAAAATGGTTACACGACAATGGATTTGTGGAAGGGATGAATTATTACCCCTCTAAACGGGTGCTGGAGTATCAAGAACCCCTTGCAATTATTACCCCTGAAGATGTGGCTATTGCTTGCAAAGAACTAGGGTTTAAGCGAATGCCACGTCCATATCAATGTGAGGGTATTGCTTACATGATAAATCATGGTAACTGCATAAACGGGGATGATTGTGGGCTGGGGAAGACGATGCAGACAATTATGACATTAGAATTAATGGACGCTTTTCCAGCTTTAGTTATCACTCCTGCATCTGTGAAATATAACTGGAAAAAGGAGTGGGAAAAATGGAACCCGAACCGCACTGTTGGAGTAGTTGGGCGCAAAAAGAAGTTTGACGAAAATGTGTGGCAGAATGACGTGATTATTATTAATTACGATATACTAGGTGAGCGGGGCTTAGATAAGCCAACAGCGAAGTTCAAAGAGCTCCTAAAGAAGCGATGGGCGTCTTGTGTGATGGATGAAATACATTTCTTAAAAAGTGAAAAGGCGTTGCGAACTAAAATGGCGAAGAAAATTGTAAAAACAATTCCGCATGTATGGGGGTTAACAGGTACATTGACACAGAACAAGCCCGCAGACTTGATACAGCCGTTTACGATAATACGTAGGTTTGAGGACATTTTTGGCAGTACGAAAGAATTTAAGTATCGTTATTGCAATGCGAAAATGACAGTATTTGGAATGGATTGTAGTGGGTTCAGCAATTTGGAAGAGCTACATGAATTGTTGCGAATGGGTGGGTATATCAGGCGTAATAAAAGAGATGTGTTGGATGAATTGCCACCAATGGTGGAACAAACTATTGACGTGCCTATTAGCAATACTAGAGAATACCGTAAAGCGGAAAATAACCTGTTGGAATACTTGGAAAAGATAGATATAAACAAGGTGAACAGCGCAGTCAATGCTCCACACTTGGTAATGATACAAACGTTGAAACAATTAAGTATAGAGGGCAAACTTCCATTTATCACCACTTATATAAAAGAATGGTTGGAAGCAAACGAGGGCGAGCAATTGCTTGTCTTTGGCGTGCACCGGATGCCTCTACAACAGTTAGCCGAGTACTTCAAAGCCCCGCTTATACAAGGCGGAGTAAGTGCCGACAAGAAGCAACAAATCGTAAATGAATTCAGTAACGGGGGTCATCGCTTATTGTTTGCCAATATTCAGTCAGCCGGAACAGGTACGGACGGTCTACAAGATAATTGCAGCAACTTAGTATATATAGAGCTACCCGACAAAAGTACCGAGCTAGAGCAAGCAAATGCAAGACTTGAGCGGATGGGGCAACGGAATAGTATAAATATAACTTACTTGCTGTCACCGGACACGATAGATGCTGATATCAAAGAGATGGTTGCTGATAAAGGGATGATTACAGGCTTGGTGAACAAAGGTGGCAATGAAAACGAATTATTAACTAAGAAATTCTTATTAAAGAAAAATGGCAAAATTTGAAGCAAAGTTTTGGGGCACAAAAGAGAAGCGAGGACAGCTTGCTAAAGAAGTGGAAATTGTTGAGGCTACCACCCGAGGTGAGGTGGAGGGCAAGCTGTATGCTCGTGGATGGCTAAAAATTAACGGTTTAAAAGTAAGAGAAGCAAAGAATGAACCGAGTACCGATAACAATATGGACTGATGGCAGTTGTACCACTAAAGACGACCGAAAAGGTGGAATGGGTGTGTACCTACTTGCAGACGGATGCGAAGTAGCTTTGCGACGTGGTTATTGGAACACCACTACACCACGCATGGAACAGCGTGCGTTGATTGCAGCCGTGCAAATGATAAACGTTGACATTCCTACTGATGCGTTGATTTGGTGCGACAGCAAGTTTATTGTAGAAGCGATAATGAACGGGGGTGTGCGACAATGGCGTGCCGATGGCTGGAAAGGTGTTGCAAACGTTGAACTTTGGAAGGAATTTGTTACCGAGGTTGAAAAACGTAGAAAGATGCGCTTATGCGTGCGTCATATCAATGGACACCAAAAAGACTTGTTGAACCCTGTTATTTATGGGAATAATGTGGCTGATGCCCTTGCTGATTACCACACGCAAGATTCCTATGTACAGGATAAGCCCTTAGAGGGGTTTAGTTGGTACGTTCACGACCCTAGTAGTTTGATATTTATTGCTAAAAACGAAGAACACGAGTATTTGGTTACGCATGATGATATTGTGCTGTTAGGAGATTGCCATTATGCAACAGAAGAAGACCTTGTGAACTGCATAAATGGAAAATGGATTTTTGATGGTTACTACAATGGTGACTATGAAATAAATACCGAAATAAAAACGATTTAGTATATGGCTGACTTGGATAAGTATAAACAAGCGATTGTGGATGTTTATGACACCACTAATAAAAATATTTTTGTGAATGCAACCGCAGGCAGTGGAAAAACATTTACTTTGTGCACACTTGCTGACCGCACACCACCTATAAAATCGTCCATATTCCTAGCCTTTAACAAGTCAATAGCTCAAGAATTGGGGGCACGTTTGCCTCGCACAGTTAAAGCGTCAACACTACATTCGTGTTCGTTGTCGGCTTTATTGAAAGCATTTAAAATGGATTTCGCTATAAGTGAAAACAAATACTTTGGAATGGCTAGGGAGTGTTTGGATTTTAAAGGAATAGCCGCTAAAAGAATTAACGGGTTATGCGGCAGAGCTTGCACTCTGTATGACCTTATGCGGTTCAACCTGATTACAGACGATTTTGAAAAGGTTACAGAGTTGGGGGAAAGGTACGGTGTTGACGCAGACGAAGAAAGCGTACAGAGAGCCCTAGAGCTTTATAGGGTCGCAAAACACAAAGCCGATAGATACTTTGAGGGTTCAGTAGGTGGAAAATTACGTATGGATTTTACTGATATGCTGTATTATGCCGCCAATTACATAGACATGAAAGACTTTAAACAATACAATGTCGTAATGCTGGATGAGTGCCAAGATATCAGCCCGTTACAGTTTGAGGTCGTGAAGCGGTGCAAGACACCACGAGGCAGACTGATAGCCGTAGGTGATGAAAAACAAAGTATTTACAGTTTCATGGGAAGTAATTTGGACAGTTTGCACGCTATAAAGAATTCCCCGAATACGATTGAATTACCTTTGTCTATGACATACCGTTGTGCGGTGAATATTGTAGACGAAGCCCGTAAAGTGTTTCCGGACGGTATTGAGGCAGCTCCGGGAGCTGTATTGGGGAGTGTTGATTGTGGTAGTTTTAGAGATGCCAAAGATGGCGACTTTATATTGTGCCGAAACAATGCACCCCTGATGGAAACGTTTATAGAATTATTGAAACTAGGCAAACGGTGCGCCATTATGGGTAAAGATTACGGTGATGAGTTGGTGTACCTAATAGATAGCATTAAAGATATTTGGGGGCTGGAAGCTAAGTTAGAGAAGCTAAGTGAAAGCCTTGCGAAGAAAGGTGTTAAAATGCCGACCAAAGTGCCTGCATACGCCCAATTGGAAGAAAAAGTACACGTCTTGCTCACCCTGTATGAATATTTTGGCGACTTAGAGGTGGTGCGTAATCGCATTTATGATATATTCACAGATACGCAGAGTAAGGGGGTAACGTTGAGCACTATACACAAATCTAAAGGTTTAGAGGCTGATAACGTATATTTCTTGCAACCGGATTTATTACCGAGTAAGTATGCGGTTACGGAGTTAGCCTTGTATGCTGAAAAATGTTTAAAATTTGTGGCAATAACGAGGAGTAGAAAGAATTTAATATATTGTTGAACGAATTAAATTAATTTTATGGAAGAACAAGAAAAACAAGCGGTAAAACAAACTCCCGCTGATTTATATTTAATGGTTCCTAAAAATTCAAAAACGGGGGTGCGGGTTACACTCCTTAGTGTAAAGAAAATTAAATCCTTTGCCGAAGTTGCCCCAACAAAGGAAATTCTTGCAACTCACTTTCAGGCGGAACATGTGCGAATGGAAATAGCCGATGCCGAAGCTAAAAAGGCGGGAAAGAATGCAAAATATTTACCTCAACCCTTGTATTTGCAAATACAAAGTAGTATATTTGCAACTATTGTTGAAGAAGCCCGTGGCAAAGACAAGGATGTGGATGGTAAAGCCTTGTGTCTAACTCTTGGTTCGCAGATACCCTGTTGTGTAATTACACCTATGCCGGAAGCACCTGTTGAGGACGAGCAACCAAAACAAGTTCGTAAAAAGAGAACCCCAAAAATTGTTATTAACAATGATTAGTAAAGACAGTAGAAAGGTCGTAGGTGAATACGTGTTTTTGAGCAAGTATTCACAGACACACAACGGTGTTAAAGAAACATGGGACGAGGCTGTTAACCGTGTCATGACAATGCACTGGAACCGTTACAAAGAGATAGTTAATGAGGCAGATATGCCCGAGTTTGAACGTTTGTTTGGATTTGCTGAAAAGTTGTATCATCAGCAACATATTTTAGGGGCACAAAGAGCCTTACAATATGGGGGTGAGTTGATGCTTGAAAAACACGCTCGGTTTTACAACTGTTCAAGCACTTATATTGACCGTGTGGAAGTGTTTGAGGAAATTATGTATTTGCTCTTATGTGGGGCGGGTACAGGGTACAGTGTTCAACATATCCACACCGAACAATTGCCTATTCCCAAAGGGTTTAATCCCAAACTTGAGAAAAAGATATTTGTAATACCCGATACGATTGAGGGGTGGGCAAAGGCGGCAGGCGAGTTGATTGGAGCTTACTATTATGGACGTGCCGAAGTGTTGTTTGACTATTCCCAAATCCGCCCGAAAGGTGCTTACATACGAGGTGGATTTAGAGCTCCAGGACCCGAACCATTGCGGGAAGCACTGGACAAAGTAAGAAGCCTCTTGTGCAAAGTTCAGAAGCGTAAATTGAGACCGTTTGAGCTTCATTATATTATTTGCGTTTTAGCGAATAGTGTGGTAACAGGTGGTGTTCGTCGCAGTGCGATGATAAGTATTTTTGACGCTGACGATGTGGAAATGGCAGGTTGTAAAGTTGGGGCGTGGATTAGCACACATCCTGAACTATGCCGAAGCAATAATTCCGCAGCTATTTTGCCCAATACCCCAAAAGAAACATTTGACATGATTTACGAGTTTACCCGTAAATTTGGGGAACCCGGATTTGTGTTTATAGACAGTCCGTGGTTTGTCTATAATCCGTGCGGGGAAGTGGGTATGTATCCTCGCATACAAGACGAAAACGGTGCGTGGAAATCAGGATGGGGCTTTTGTAACCTGTCGGAAATAAACGGGGGTAAGATACAAACCGAACAGGATTTCTATGATGCTTGTGTGGGTGCGTCTGTTATATGTACGTTGCAAGCGGGTTACACGAATTTTAAAGTGTTACAGCCGTGGTCGCAAAAAATTGCAGAGCGTGACGCCCTGATTGGAGTAGGTATTACGGGGCTATGTGAGAACCCTGACTTATTGTTTGACCCTATTATTCAACGCAAAGGGGCGATGTTGGTAAAGGAAACGAACCAGAAGATAGCCCGCATGATTGGGATAAATTCAGCGGCACGATGTACCGTTGTCAAGCCGTCGGGTAACAGTTCTCAATTACTTGGTACACTGTCAGGTATTACTCCAGGACACGCCCGCCATTACATACGTCATATTCAGGCGGCAGACACCGAACAGGCGGTTCAACTATGGGAAAAGATAAACCCGAATTGTGTTGAACCGAGTGCATGGAACCCGACCCGTGAAAAAGTACTTGCTTTCCCCGTTACATTGCCAGAGGGTGCAATTCTTAAACAAAACCTTTCTGCCATTGAATTCTTGAAATTTGTGCTGATTACCAAACAAAATTGGATAGAGTACGGTACAAACTTTGACCATCCGAGCACTAAAGAAAATCCAACGCTACGTATGAATGTTTCTAATACTTGTACGGTAAAACCGGACGAGTGGGATGAAGTACGTGAATTTTTGTGGGAACACCGTGGTGAGTTTGGCGGAATTAGCCTGTTGTCATCATTCGGTGATTTGGATTACCCTCAAGCACCATACACCGAAGTTCTTGACGAGGTGGAATTGGCTGAACGATACGGTGCAGGTGCAATTCTGTCCAGTGGTTTAATAGTGGATGCGGCTGATGTCTTTAAGGACGTTTGGGAAGGCTGCAACGCTGCAACAGGCTTAGCTCCTAATTTGCTGACGCTTACTGATGCAGACATTGCTAAATACATTACAGATAATATTAAGGATGGCAAGTTCTTAGTAGATATTGACGGTGTATGTTTCAGCGATGTGAATTGCGTAATTGACTATTTGAAACGTAGGGTTGTGAAACGTCTTGAATGGGTACGCAGGTTCAACAGTTTTGCCGACAAATATATGGAGGGCGACCGTTTAAAGACCGCCTATTGCTTGAAGCACGTAAACGCCTTTCACAAATGGCAGTTGATTTGCAGGATGAAACCTGTTGGTTACTCCGGGATTGTATGGGAAGAGCCACTGAAACAAGCAGGCAGTGAGATTGCGACAGCTTGTGCGGGTGGAGCTTGTAGTTTGGAAGAATATAGACGTAGTAAAGAATAATTTTGTATATTTGCACCCTATAAACAAATAGGGTGCATTTATTATGAAAGAAAAGGCTTTAGGTGAGGTTTATTTGGTTACGTGCTTAGTAACAGGTAAACAATACGTTGGGATAACTGCAAGAGGTTATTTAAATCGCTGGAAGAAGCATGTTGCAATGTCTAAAACAAAAGCAACAGGTCTTCACGAGGATATTGCTAAGTTTGGGGAAGATAACTTTAAAATAGAAGTTATAGAGAGCAAATTATATGCAAATCGTGATAGAATGGCTAAATGGCTATTTAAAAGAGAGCGTTATTGGATTGCTTATTACGGTACTTATGAAAATGGATATAATTTGACCGCAGGTGGTGACGGTGTGGCAGGCGCACATAAATCAAAAGTTATTAGAGAGCTTATGGCTGAAATGATGAAGGATTTGTACGAAAACCACCCAGAAGAAAAGATTAAGCGATTGGAAAAGGCTCACGCCAAATTGCGCGACCCCGAATATCGCAAAATTAATTCCGAGAGGGTAAAAGCCCGTTTTGCTAATCCATCGGAAAGACAAAGAACTAGCCGCCTAACGAAAGAAGCGATGGATAAATTACCAAAATACAAGAAAGATAAAATTAAGGAGAAACAGTTTAAGAAGGGATTAATACCTTGGAATAAAGGAAAATCTATGTCTGAAGAACAGAAAAACAAAATTTCTGAAAGCTGTAAAGGCAGAAAGGCATGGAACAAAGGTTTGAGGAATTGATTTGTTTTTAAACGTATTAAAATAAAAACGATTAAATAATTATGAACGTACAGATTTTATTTAATGATGACGCCCGAAAGAAAATGTTTGAGGGGGTTGAAGAGTTGGCAAATGCAGTGTCGTCCACGCTCGGACCAAAAGGGCACTCGGTTATCCTGGATAAAGGCTATGGAATACCCCACATCACCAAAGACGGTGTGACAGTTGCCCGTGCCTACGATACGGATGATACGATGAAGCGTATGGGTGCGACGCTTGTGAAGACCGTTGCTGCAAAAACATGTGATGAGGCGGGGGATGGCACTACGACAGCCACCATTTTAACCCGTGCATTAATGAAAGAGGGGATGGCAACATTAGCCCGTGTGTCTAATCCACAGCGTTTTAAAGAGGGTGTTGAAGCCGCTAAATGCGAAGCCGTGAAGTTTATGCAACAGATGAGCAAAGAAATTGGTGAAAACGATTTTGAGCGTATCAGACAGATTGCGACAATAAGTGCCAACGGTGATGAGGAAATTGGGGCTATTATCACTGAAGCTATTGGCAAAGTAGGCAACGACGGAGTAATTACTGTTGAAGAAAGTAGCAAGAGCGAAACCACCGTAGAGGTGACGACAGGCTTCCAATGGGAAAAGGGGCTGTTGAACCCGTATTTTGTGACTGACCCCGAACGAATAGAATGTGTACTGAACAAACCATACATTTTGCTCTTTGGGCAAAACATAAACTACCCCGATGAAATATTGGGTGTATGTCGCAAGGTGTACGATAGTCACCGTTCTCTTTTGGTTGTTGCTCCTAATGCGTCTAACGACGTAGTGAATTTCTTGGTGCAGAATGTTAAACAAGCCAATGGACTGAAAGCCTGTTTCGTTAAAGCTCCGGGATATGGGCAGATGCAAAAGGATTTGATTATGGATTTGGGCGTTAAGATTGGCGCACACGTAATCGGAGAAGAGTATGGCAATCGTGTAGAAGAAATTGGCGTGGATTGGCTTGGTGAGTGTGAGCGTGTTGTGGTAAATAGCACTCGTACTATACTCACAGGGGGCGCAGGTTCGCCAGATGAGGTAAATACACAGGTAGCCGCAATTAAGCACCAATTAGACGACAGTACGAACGCTTTTGACATTGAAAAGTACCGTGAACGTATTGCACGCCTGACAGGTGGTGCGGCTGTTATTTATGTAGGCGCAGACAGTGACGTAGAAATGAAGGAACGGAAAGACCGTGTTGATGATGCTATTGCCGCAACTCGTGCAGCATTGGAAGAGGGGTACGTTCCGGGAGGCGGCACAATTCAGCTTCGTGCCTCTGAAATGCTTGTGCACCAACTTGCAGACTTGAATGAAAAACCAGCCGATTTCAGAGCTGGATGGTGTGTAGTGGCTGAGGCTTTGCGTTACCCGTTCCGTCAATTATGCGAAAATGCTAGTGCGAACGCAGTACGTATTCAAGTGGATATGGAACTTCAACCGTGGATGCACGGTTATGACCCTATAAAGGAAGAAGTTTGTGATATGTATGATGCAGGAATTATTGACCCGACAAAGGTGGCACGCTTGACGCTTGAGAACGCTACGTCGGTTGCAATTCAATTCCTCAATACTTCATGTGCAATGGCAGCTAGTAATGATGAGAAAGGGAGTTAACCATGAGCCAAAAAACCATTCGGAAAGGCGACATTTGCCGCATCCGGCACAATACTAGCCTACACGGATTTCCGGAAAATACGCTAGTAATAATAAAAGAGTGCCGTCCTCGCAGGGCGGAGTTCCCACACCTATTTAAAGCCGCCACAGCGAAAGAGTGGTGGTGGGTGGATATTGCTGATATTACCTTGTTTGAACGAGGCAATTATGATGAAGACGATTGGTAAATTAAAGCCCGTGCAATGCGCACGGGCACAATATTAAAAATATGGATGCTCACATTTTACACGTTGTTTTCTTTGCCACGGTGATAGCTTTAGGGGGCTTGTTAATGTGGTGGAAAAAGAATAGAAAGAGATTTGCTTGCAGGCGAATGAGAAAGCATTTGTTGAAACACCCGTCAAACGGTATTCCATCAGATTACCTGTTAAATGCTTTAGAAAGGGAATTTAAAGGAATAACCTTTCAGGAGTATTCCTTTGGGGTATTCATTTATAACGAAATGGGTGGAAACATTGCATATTTATGCTGTAAAGATGGAATTTTGAGCGGTACGGCTTCAACGGATAAAATGCCTTGTTTGGCAAAATTTGTTGAAGAATTTAAAGGGAAACCAGAATGGCAGGCAGTGTCGTCCCTAATGAAGTGCGGCTGTTATTGTACAAAATGATATGACAGAAGAAAAAAGACTGATACAGGAAGAAGACATTGAGCGCATTATGCACAATGCGCCTGACTATATATTGGATGCTACTGATGAGATAAAGGATTTATGGGTAGCGTCTGAATGGGCTAAGGAAGAGCGTGACTTGACCCCTAAACGCTATTATGAAGTAGTGTTGTTTGAGGGCGAAGACAAAGAAAAACGTATTGAAATAGACTTTCAACAAACAGTTAATCCAGGGACTATTGTAAAGGCGGCAGGCGGAAGTGTTACTGACGTGCGTAGTGTTAATGCAAAACGATTGCAGTACCTAAAATACGAACGTGAGTACCAACGTTTAGTCAAGGAGCTAAACAAGGCTATCGGCAAAAGAACTCACCGCCCTCGTAATATAGTGGATTACACGGGGAATATTTTGGAGCTATTTGGCAAGTTCTACACTATTGCGGACGTTGCTAAGATAATGGCGAAAGAATACCGTATAAAGATACCTGAAGACGAATTAAAGAAGTTCTATGTTGAACACCGTGATTTAGTTACTCGCAGGCGGGCTGAATACGTATTGCAGAACAAAGACTTTCGGGTCGCCACTGAAACGGGGCGTCTGGAAGTGCTGAACCAGATGCTAGTAGAGGTTGAAATAAAGAACCGAGCGTGTGGTGGTAGCAATGTAGACTATTGCAACCTGATACTTCGCATTATTGAGCAGGCACGCAAAGAAGTTAAGGGGAACGAAATAAAGATGACCGTAGATGGCAAGATAGACATTAATGCGACCATACAGGCAGAAACGAATGTTATGTCGGTAATGAAGCAAATGTCTATTAATGCGCTTGTCGTTGGTCTTACAGCCGCAAAAGCAGGGTTGAATCCAGCCGTTTTAATCGCACAACTTGCTAACAGTTGGTATTCACAATTCAACGGGTTTAATGGCAACGTCATGGACGGTGTACAGGTGCAACTCCCATCCGCACTTATCAAACAGTACGATTGGGGTGCAATGGAAAAACAGAGCAAACAGTTTGTGAACGATTTTACCCCGATAGCGGAAATTATAGAAGAGCCCGAAGAAGTTGCAAATAACGAGGCAGAAAATACCCGTAAGAAGCTCTTAGAGCAATTAAAGAACATGAGGCGGGCGAAACATACCGAAGACGGGAAAGCGAACGTTATTACACCTGACAGCCCTGATATGGAATTGCGTGATACGGGTGTAGTGTTGGCGGCTGAACCTGTTGACGAGGAAGAACCTACACAGGAATTTGAAATTGATTACAATGCACGCAAACAGAAGAAGGGAATGCGTATAAAAGGTAAGATAAAAGAGAGTGTAGCACGTCATAAGGCGAAAGCCGAGGCAGAAGAGGCAGACTTAACGGCTGCCGAATTAGCTGCAAGGCAGAGACGCAAAGAAAGACGGGCGGCTCGTAAAAAGAAATAATAGAAAGACGGGTATAGTGCCCGTCTAATTAAATATCAAAATTATGAAGAAAGATTTTCTTAATGTTTCTCCTGATACGGGGGGGGGTAGCGGAACGGTAACGTTCACCGCTGACCCTAATTTAAACTTTGCTAGTCGTACGACAACTTTGAATTTTAATGCTGACGGGGAAGTATTAAAAGAGGTTGAAGCGTTGCAGTTTGGGAATACCATTATTCCGCAATTTTATTTAAATCCAACCGTTTCAAGTAACAATAACTTATGGGGGTTGAAAATTACAACAACCTTAGAACTAGAAGAATTTGCGGCTGGAGCTTATAATTTCTTGGTGGATTGTACAGCTAATAATAAGATAGCCACGGAAGGAACAGCTCCTAATGTAACTATTTGTATTTCGGTGATTAATAGTGTTATCATACCGAGTGGTGGAAGTAACATAAATAACCGAAAATACGATATGTATTACAGTAAAGACAACGGTACTAAGACTAAGATGACAGTAAGTAAAGACCAATACAGTCAGTTTATTTCTTTCCGTTTTATGGAGGGGGCTACATTTGAAGAACTAACTGTTTCTAATTATCGCTTTTGGCTTCGCAATATAAACGATGCAAGTGAAATAGAACTTCCAGTTAGGTTTAGATTAGCTTATCATTATTAAAATAAGGGGAGCCATTTGGCTCCCCGATTTGTTTACCGCATTTCGTTATAACTACGGTTCATCCACGCTTCTTTTTCCATGCTTTCAATCATGTCCTCAAGGAAATTTAAGGTTCCTTGGTCAGCGGGTGGCACTTGGTCATGAATTTCACGGATGCGTCTAATTACCGTGTCCCAGTCGGCAGAAATAATTTTCCACATTTCCATGTCCGTCGGGAGTGGCTGAGACATTTCAAACTCCTGAATGTGGTTTGCCTGTAACATAGCTTCCATACTACCGAGCGGTCTGCCACCTAAAGCCCGCACACGTTCAGCAACGTCATCAACACGTTCAATTTCGGCTTCATAAAGTTTCAGCATAGCTTCGTGATAGCTGCCAAAAGAAGAACCAATAACGTTCCAATGGAACTGCCATGTTTTTAGCAACAGGGTAAAGTGGTCGGCTAATAAGCCGTTCAACAGGACAAGACTTTTAGCTATATCCTCTGATGTTAATCCAATGTTTACTTTCATAATGTACATTTTAAAAAGTTGATGTATATACGCCACAAAGGTAGTCAAAAGAAAATTATTAGAAAAATCTTAGAAAAAGTCCGGTGAAGTCTTGTTATTTCAAAAATTATGACTACCTTTGTGGTGTCAATAAACAATAACTCATTAAAAATTCAAAATTATGGCAACAACAGTAAATAACAAAAGAACTTTCGCAAAAGACATTGCAACTATTAGCACAGCTTTAGACGGCATAGTAGAATTTCAAGGTATTGAATTTAGCCAAATACTTATTACGGAACATGGGCAAAGCATTAACGATTTACAGTATGTGAACAAAATACGTGGTATTTACTTTTATACAAGCCGCAGCAAAGTAGAAAATATTGTTTGTGCTTTATGGCGTAATAAAACCCTACCGACTTATGTAGTTTGCGCTGACAGCAAAAACGTTTACGAACTTAAATGATAACCCGTGGGGCGCAAGCCCCGCACAACTTTTGAATTATGGAACATAACAGATGTATGATATGTGGAGCGGTTATTAGCGATAACAATACGGACGGTATTGGTTGGGGCTGTATGGCAAATGTTGTGAAACCCGCTATTAAAGAAACTATGTGGGAAGTGTACGGGTTGGACATTTGGGTGGCAAAAGCCAACAGAATAAAGGAAGCGTTTTTGAACGCTTATGCAGGCGTAAAATTCCGTAATGAATTTAAACGGGGGTTTTACGAAAGTATGGCGAAAGCCGAAAGGGTGAGCAAGAAACAACTGGAAATTATGAACCAGATGTTGGACGATAAATGTGTTTTGCTGGACTTTAAAGACATTTTTGAACGTTACGAGGGAATGGCACAGAGTAGCGAATGTAAAGCCCAATTTCAGGCTAATATTGCGAAATACAAGAAGATTTATTTAAGTGGACGTAAAAATAAAACGGAGGAATAATTATGAAGCCAACTGTTGAGAATTTTCAGGTTATTAATTCAACGAGCACAGAATTGGAAGTTGAATTAACCCCAACGATACGTTTGAAGTGCCTACGTCATTCTAATCGCAGGACGGGTTCTTCGGTTTGGGAAGCTCGCTTGTACCAATTTGGGAAGTGGAGGGTGTTTAACAACCCGTTTGACCGCAAAGATTATGAGGTGGTTGAAAAATGGGGGAAGATAAAGGCAAACGCTTTTCGGGGCGTGATTATTGCCAAAAGTTATTCCTACAAAAAGGATATTATAAGTGCTTTAAATAGCGTACCACTAAAAATAAATTGATTGAATATGGCAAAGAAACAGAAAAGAGCGTTGTTAGCCGCTGAAATAGCACAGCTATGCACCAATAAAGGGTATAACAGTTTTAGTGATTATATTCCGATTGCACCTAATAAATGGGGTGCGACACATGTTGATTTTGTGGATAACCTGAATGGATATACATGGCTTTATTTGCGTAAATTAGAGAAACGGTTTGGCATTAAACATTATACCACCGTAGTAGAATATACTAAGCTGAACGCAGACGATAAACGTTTGGTTGAGGCTTTAATTAGGGAAGCACCTGATAAAGAAACTAAATAAAAGAAGATTATGTATTTTAAGAAAAATTTGTGGCAAAGAATTAAGTTTGCCTTTAAAACATTGTTAAGCGACGCACCGCTTGAAGAAATGTACACAACCGGATACAAAGCCGGAGTGGACGAAGTGATTAACGATTATCGTTTGTTGAAAGAAAAGTTGGTTCCGATACTGACAGAGCTAGCCACACCACCGCAAAAGTTGGATGATAATTTTATCACGTATCCGGATATGTCGGTACGGCAACTAAGTTTCTTTAATGTTGAGCACCCTGTCCCACGATTTTTGCATAATGACATTGACAGCCCTTATCCAATAGAAAGGACAACAGTGGAGAGGGTTATATACACAGCGAATCAAGTGCAAGTAACAGCAATGTCAGACCCGATGGTTAAACAGTTGCAGGGTGACGCCCGTTATGCTAAGTATTTGGAACATGAGCAACACAATGCAGCTCAACGACTAGGGGAATACCTGTTGAAGAATGGGTTTATTAGGGCGACCCGATTGGCTAGTACAAATCCCCATGACATGAGAGTTATGTACTGGACATTAACTTATACTAAGTTGCAGTAAAACAAATCTATGAATAAGCCGGAAAATTTTCCGGCTTTTCTTTTGCAGTTTAAATTAAAATATTATATTTGCGGTGTCAATAAAAACTTAATAGTTATGTCAACAGAAAATTTAGTACCCGCAGCAATACTCTTAAAGATTAAGAAGTTGCAAGAACTAGCCTTGAGAGGCGTAGGTGGTGAGGCGCAAAATGCTCAAAGAGTTTTAGAAGCCTTGTGTGAAAAATATGGTTTAACCCTTGAGGATTTAGACCAAGATGCAAAAGTAACTTATGAATTTCCACTACGAGCTTCTATTCGTTCGCTGTTTGTTAATTGTTTTACGTACATGTTTGGGGCGAATACCCGCTTTAAAGAAGACTACACCGTTTATCGTAATAGCGGTACAAAGAAAATTTGGGCTGAATTAAACTTGACGCCTAGTGAATATATAGAATTTTCACAGTTCTGGGAATGGCACAAACATAACTTTCTTAAAGAACGTGCCGCCATGCGTGAAGCATTTAAGCAAGCCTATTGTGAAAAGCATCATTTGTTTACAAATGATTTTGCCGACGATATACGTGAGGAACTGGACAACCGTAAAGAACCCACTATGGAAGAAATATTGGCGGTTAAGGCACTCGCAATGACACTCAAAGATAACACCTATCACAAACAGATTGGGAATAGTACAAACGCTTATAACGAGGAGGACGAAGAATGATGACTACAAAAGAGCGTGACTTCCATTTAGTACAAAAGGCTTTAGGTGGAGACAGTAAAGCATGTGAAACAATATACAACAGGTTTAACAGGGCGGTGAATTACCAGATAGGCAAAATAGTGATGGACACCGAAATAGCCTTAGACCTTACAATGGAAACATTTGAAAAGATATTTACCCGTTTACACCGCTATCAGCCGGATTACTGTTTAAGTACATGGGTGAGCCGGATAGCCACTAACACCGCATTAGATTACACCCGAAAAGTAAGGCGCGTCACAGTTGTAAGCATAGAAGCAAGCATAGAGAATGAGGACGGGGCAGATATACAGGTGATGGACGACGAGCCAACTCCCGATGAGCGTATAATCTTAACACAGAAGATGACCTACCTTACAGGGCTGATGCGCTACATGCAGCCGAATGAATGTAGGCTGTTGCAACTGTATTACGTGAACGACATGGGTTATACCGAAATAGCTGACGAAATGGATATTTCGGTGCGTGTGGTTAGGCAGTATATCAGGGATGCACGTAATAAGTTACGCAAGCTGACGCAGGAGATAAGTATGCGTGAAGTATTAACCAAAGAACAAAGAAGATATGAAAAAGAATTACAGAGCCAAATTTCAGGGCGAGTTTGACGTCATTCAGTTAACTAAAGACAATTATGATGAGGTAGTGGCTTTTATCAAACAGGCTGATAAACATGTAGTATTTGATAAAGAATTTTGTGAACGCTCCACTCCCTACATAGAATTTATACATGAATGTGGAGGAGTGTACGGTGTAGAGCTAGGTGATTATATATTTACCACTTCTGATGGAGAGCTGCATATAATGTCCAAGGAAAAATTTGAGAGTACCTATGAAGAAATATAAGTGGGTGCAACGGGCTATTTGCTTTATCATCGGGCACGATGTAGAGTGGGTAATTGAGCACCGATTGCGGAACGGGCATATCAGCCTGAACCGCAAAGGTGGTAAAAAGCGCAACCAATCCCGATGGGTGGCTGGAGCATATAAAAAGTGTTCACGATGCGGAAAGAAACTAAGTAACTTTGAAAGAATTTGGGGCGGATGGAACTAATAGAAAAAGATAATACGATTACAGCATGGGGCACGAAAGATGGTGTAGCCACTGTAATAGGCGTGGACTTTGGGCATAAGAACGATTATGCTGTTAAGACGGTACTAAAGAAGCATCCTGACGGGAGGGTTGAAGTTGTAAGTTCTGAACCTATTGGGCGGACAATTGACTTTAACGACCCCGCCCGCAGGCAGAAAGCAAGGGGAGAAAGAATAAAGGAGCTTAAAAATACAGACATTTGTAGGGTATGTAATGATACGGTGAAAAGCATTACACCTATTTACGTAGACGATTTGGGTAATTATTCATTTGGTAAAACTAAAATATAATATAATGGAAACAAGGGTAAATTTTAGAATAACGAAAGACGGTGAAATTATTGCCGTGTTTATAGAAAAGCTAATGAACGGGAAGTTTTTAGTCTATTCTTTGTATGATAACATGCACTTTGAGGCTGACGATACCTTTATAAGGGAATGTAAGCTAGCAAAAGGATATAACTCAAGTGAACTACTTGCTTATTTAAAAAATAGAGGCTATGAAAATATAAAAATATTATTAAGAATGAAATTTTAAATTTATGTTTAATATTTTATAAATAATACTATTATGAAAGTGAAAACAAGAACGGTTGTAACATTGGTTGAGGTGCATACCCGTGAAACAGGTGACGCCACTGTAAAGGGTGTGAGCAAAGTATCTGATGATTCCACATTGTCAAGAAAGATATGGATTAATGGGGAAGAGGTGTATGCTGAACAGTACCCGACACGTTGCATTGACAAATTTGCGCAACCGGAACTCCAAGCGTTTGTAGAAATGTTGAGTAAGTATGAAGTCCCACGCAAAAGGAGCGTGTACCTATCTACGGGCTTCTATAAGACATTATGTATAGTCTTGGCGTGTATTTGGTTGGTTACGTTATTATTCTTTCTATACAGACTCAATTTGAGCTTATGAAAAATATTTGTTATTTATTGGTGACAATGTTTTTGAATGAAAACGGAAAAACAGGGCATCAGAATGTATATGTAAATGTTAAGGGGGAATTTATACTGTCAAAGGTTGCCAATCGTATTTGTCAAGATTATGGTTTTCAAAAAGTAGTTGTTTTATATAGAACAGAAGTGACTAAGACGGAGTTTGAAACAAACTTTGCTGAAAATCCAGAGATATGTTGCTTTGTCTATCCTAAATAAATTGAGGGCGTATGTTTTTAGATGTAACCAGAAGAGAAATACAGCTAGGGGATAAGCTAGCTGATTTGAGTGGTGAATGGTATGCGGATGACGAAACACCCGTAGTGGAAAGCGAGGGTGATGAGTTGTGTATTTATGTGGAGGACACTACGATTTACCTGAGTGAAATAGAAACAGAGAAATGTTGTTTAATAGTGGATTAATATGGAAATACAAGAAGTGACATTGAATATTCCGCTGCAATATAAGGCGGTGCAGTATTTAGAAGGACATTTTGATGAGTTGCGTGAATGGGTAGAAAAAGAAAGTCTTGGAATTTTACAAGTGATGTTCACCCGTAGCACAACTCCAGGGAAACCGTTTGTGTATATTTATGATACACAGAGGGACAGATGTGTGCCTGTTGAGGCTGAGGATTGGGTATTGCTACCTATTACGACCTCGCATGGGGTATATCCGACTTATCATGTAGTAGTTGACGAACTGTTCAGAAAGATGTTTGCTGAACCAACCACTAATAATGAAGAGCGTGAAATGTGTATTGCTGATGCGTTGCAGATATGCGACACGGGCATACCTATCAGAAGAAAAAGTTGGGGTACAAACGAGGACGGATTTAATACGTTCGTTATGTTGCTGAACGTACATGTGGCTTCACATCTTCCAGAAAGATTTAGAGCAGCCGTACAGTTTGACGGGCGTAGCCGTGAAATTACAACGGAGAAACAATACCTGTTGGTTACTCCTAAATTTATTAATGAAGTAGAAATAAATTGGCACGCTGTTCCATACGTACCAACATGGAGGGATATACGGGCGAATGATTGGGTGGTGGCTTATAAAAAGAAAAATTAGTATTATGGCAGAAAAAGAAACGCAGGAGAGCATATTGCATCTCCCTATTCCGCAAGAGGCGGTAAATGTAATATTAGAACCAAACCGTCAACAGGACGTCTATTTGGTTGTGAAATTGGGCGGGGGTGAAAACCGTACTGTGACATACGTGGCAGCAGCCAAAGAGAACCCTGATGAGGTGCTAAGACAGATGAAGAGTGTATTGAATAAACCAAAGGGAAGCATATTTGCAGCCATACAGCAACTCGGCAAGTTGTTTGAGAAGTACTTTGGTACAAGGGTACGGGGTGAGAATGATGATGTGGCAGATTGATGAATATTGGTATATGAGTGATGCGATTTTCATCATCTGGGGATTGGCGGGGCTAGCGTATATCCTCCTCGTGTGTCTGGATAGTTTTAGCACTGTTCAATAAAAGAATGGCGGGGTGGAAAATGCTCCCTGTTCTGATAGATTGGCTGTTCGTAATGGGAACTCTACTTGCATTTACAGGGTTCTTTGCGTGGCAGGCTATAAGGTAATCGACGGTGGATATAGGTGGTCTACGAAAATTGAAATTGTAAATTCGAGTGGGATGTCAGTAGGGGTGATTTGGACGTGATAGAGCCGAATTACTCCTATTGATGTCTTAAAGAAAAAGGCAGGGTGGACACATCGTAATCGTCTGACAGTTAAAATTGTAGGTATTCAAAATAAAAGTAGGGGAGGGCACACAATCAGTGATGAATAATAGGTAGTAGCATAGGTATAAGACATATAGTAGGTAGTATAGAGGGTAGATAGGTACAGGGGTAGAGGAATAGTGAGGTGTGGCGGGGGAGTGGAGGACAGGGGGTGAGGTGGTTGGGTTGGGTGGTAGGGATGGTTCGGGGTGTTGGGTTGGGTGGTTATATAGTGGTTCCAGGAGTTTTGAGGCGAAATTCCCGCCTGCATCAATATCCCTGAAGACCGAGGGCTGTCGTGCGGTGCAGGTGCTTATATCCCGAGTTTCGTACCCTGTTCCTAATATGGTAATTTATGTTTACCAAAAACTCGGTAAACTCCCTAGTAGAACCGAGTAGCAAAATATTTACAAATGACATGGTTTGTCTCCTACGAAAACCGAGTAAAACCGAACCACGAAACAGGCTGTCACAGACACTAAAATGGACAAACAATAAGAAAAATCAAGATAATATGAAAGAAAAGTCCGGTGAAGTCTTGTTATTTCAAAAATTATGACTACCTTTGCAGTGTTGATAAAGGTTATCAACGGTGTGGGTGGCACATTCCATTCGGTTTTAATACTTGGTATTATGAAGGCAAGTTCAGTTTTAGTTTCCAGAGTTAAAGAAATCGTTTCTATCAACGGTGAGGTTAAACTTAATAACCCCGTAGCGATTAGTTACCAAAGATACATCGGGTATAATTACACTACTAAGCAACATGAATACGTGCCGGCAACGGTACAAATAAGAGAGGTGTACCGTTACGGTAAGAGAGGCGAAGTTAGACTTAGTGAGGGCTTTAACTACTGGAGACCTACTGAATTAACAGCCAAAGAATGTGAGGCAATATTGGCACAGCTCCCCAACTAGGGAGCTTTTATATTTTGTACCATCAATCAATAAAAACTTACAGTCATGCGAATTAAAAGAAAACAAATTAAAGTATCTAAGAGCCGTGCAATAGAAATTGCAATGAACCACAATTGTGTCTCAAAGGAGATAGCTAGTAACTATACTGACAGCGAACTCAAAGAAGTTCTACGAGTGCTTAAACTGAAAGCTGATTTTTAATACTCAGACAGCCATGAAGATAACAGACATTACCCTGGAAATACGTACCGAGGACGGTCAGAGCCACTTGGTAGTCTTTGACAAATGGGATTTTGCTCCTGACGGTGCGGTGGTGTTAGCTGGACAACTTGTACGTGAGAAGTGGCGTGCCATATTTGGCGACAGCAGTCAATTACAGGACGGACAGATACGCTCTGTCATGGATTGTAGTGCGTTGGTGCGTTTTTACTATAATGACGCTATGCGAACAGCCGCTATCACGCATATTACGAACAAGGCGTTTCGCATCATTAACAACGATTTGGGTGTGACATGGATACCGAAGAACATACTACGTTGGAGCCGAGTAGCGCAACAGTTCGTAGTCGTGGATGAAACCTATAAGCCGGACTTTACGATGGTAGTGGCAGAGGGTATGGACGAATATCCAACCGAGTTTGATGCTCACGATGAACTTATTGACGCATTGGACACGCCCGTAACAATACCAACAGATGATAATATTACTAACGATAATGAGGAGAACCAATTATGAGAACAAGAATTTTGATAGGTCTATTTACAGTCCTGATGCTTGGTGCAAGCTGCACCACCGCACAAAACAGTAAAGAAACGTTTTACGACAAAGTACTTTCCTTAAATCTGGACGATGAAATGTTGCGTGACGATGGGACAACTCTTAAAATTACCGAACTCGCACCCCAACAGTTCAGGTTAAGAGCGTGCAAGGGTGATGACATTATGTTTGTTGCATGGGTGGAATTACGAGCCGTGGAAAACACCGTGAATAACAGAACGTTCAGAAATAAATTTGGTATGCTCGGCACTTATACCGCTCCAGTAGTTTATATCTACACAGGTGAAGCCGTGCAATTTGACCGCAAAGATAAAAGTGTGGCGACCACGATTATAACTTCTACACGGCTGGAAAACTACGTAGCCCGAAAAACGGTGAATATAGAACAGCAAGACGGATGCGGCAACTGCATTTTCGTTGACAACCGCCCGTTTAACCATCCGGAAGAGAAAGGTCAGGTTTCCTATTTATTCCCCTTAAATCAGTAGACTATGTGGATATTATTGAATAATCAACCCGTGTGCGTCTTTAACATTAAGAATGTATCAGGGATAATAAAATTAACCCCCGAATTATTTTATTGGGATAATAACGATATCCGTAAAGAAAGTGTGTTGTCACACATATATTCTGATGCTTATAAATTATATCGGCAAAGAATAGAACAAACGCTGTCACTAATAACAGAAGAAGACCACAATAATCCTAAAGACAGCCCAGCAGTTAAGGCGTATGAAAAAGCGTTAATGGGTACTAAACACATATTTGGGTGGTATTTTAAAATTCAACTAGACGGTGGAACAACATTGTATTCCTCTTTATATCCGAGTGAGGAATACGCTGCACAAATAAGAGATAGCCTGTTGCAGACTATTAATAAAGTCACGGCTGAATTGCCTAAAATAACGATATAACTCATGGGAATACGATTTTACTCTTTCTATCCTGGAAGAGCCAACAGGTTACGTTTCAAGAAATGTTTGGGAATTATTTGGTGGATGACGTGGCGCATAGTTGTTCTTGCTTCATTTATCATGCTAATCAATAAGGCGTGTATTGGAGTGCAATGCAGCAAACCAATAGTTACCCCGACTGACAGTGTGAACGTCGCTACAACGCTCCAAGATAGTGTGTACGGGGCGATATACGCTTTGCGAATACAGCACCCAGACATTGTGATGGCGCAGTGCATTGAAGAAAGCGGGCACTTTACGAGCCGTCTATTCGTAGACGGGCACAACTGCACCGGAATGAAAGTACCCTCTACCCGCCCGACGCTTGCTGTTGGGGTACTGTACGGGCACGCCTGTTTCAATAGTTGGTACGAATGTCTTGTGGATTATGCACTTTGGCAGACAGCATTTGCCCGCAACCTGTCACGTGACGAATACTTCGCCTATTTGGACAGAGTTTATGCAGAGAAGAAAAATTACTCACAACGTATAAAAACCATAATTAAAACCAAAGGATTATGAATTTAGAAGAAATTAAGAAACTGTACGAAGAGTGCGAACAGAACGTGGACGCTCTTGCTTTTAAAATGGCTATTCCCGTAGCCGAGTTATTGGCACGAGGTGAAAATGAAGCCGCTGACAAACTTGACAAGGAGAACCGAGTTATCTTGGAAGACTTTATGCGAAACCACGTTGGCGGTTTATGCGACGCAGACGTGGAAGAAGTACTGGAAGAATATGCGTGGAACACTTTAAAATAAAATAGATTATGGAAGAAGCCGAAAAATTTTTGTGGGAAGAGATAGCACAACTCCCCGAACATAAAAGAGCATTTGACACTGACGTGTTTAATGCTATTATTACAGCGATGAAACGTTATGCCGCTGAAAAGTGCGATGAGTTAAAGCAAGATATTGCAGAGTTTTACAGTGATGAATGTAAATAGTTATGTCAATGATAAATGATGGTGAATGTCGTGCGTGTGGCTGCATGGACGAAGAGGCGTGCGCACGTTGCCAACAGGCAAAGAACAAAGAGGATGTACGGGAAATGCAAAAAGGATGCGCCTATTTGGGTTGTTTCGTATTTATTGGTGTAATAATTGGAATATTGCTTGCATTGTTTATGATACTACCTGTACCTAATTAAAGAAACCGGATAAGACACGTGATATCACGTATATTATAACCAAAGTTCTATTTTTATTAATTAAATTAAAAACGAAAATGAGAAAATCAGAATTTATTAAGGCTTTAGCCGAAAACAGTGGTTTGAGCCAAAGAGATTGCGAAAAGGTGGTGGATGCGATGACCCCTGTTATTGTTACCGAATGTGTTGAAAACGGTGGTGAAATCAGCCTGCCATTCGGTAAATTCAAACAGAAAATCAACCCTGCGAAAGTTGGTAACAACCCGTTAACTAACAAACCGCTTGACATCCCGGAAAGTCATACACTTGGCTTCAAGCCGTCAAAGACAATTAAGGTTGTCATTGAACCGAAGAAAGCCGCTAAAAAGAAATAGTATTGTGTTTACATAATACAATTATTTTCATATTTTTATATTCTTAATTTAATTGTTGCCATCTAAAAGTGCGTGAGCATAAGTAGGGTGTTTAATGTTGAAATCATATTTTCGGAGCCGTTGCCCGTGAGGGTTGCGGCTTTTATTTTGAATTTATGTAAAGAATTTCCCGAGTGTTTCCTTGGATATTCCATAAGAACCCGTACATTTGCGTAGTCAATTAAATAAACAACGTCATGAAAGGTAACAGGTACTACGCAAATTTGGACTTTAGCAAACCAATTGGAACTCACCGTTGGGTTGATAACATTAAGTCACGTCGGCAGCTTGCAAAAGTGGCTTTGGTAGCAATGGCTCGCATTCAACAAGCCGAACAGGGAACAATTACTTGTCCCTACGAATTAGCTAGCTCATCCATGAAAGACGGACGCACGCTAATACAAACCATTTACGAGGATGGCTATGTAATGTACAACGATGGATGGTTTATTGTTGAATGTGAGGAAGACGGTTGTTTATATGTTGATGTAACGGGTTTTGCAATGAGAGAAAACCCTGACTACGAAAATATGGAATATATAATGGATGCAGCCTGTAAGGAAGCGCATGAGGCTTATTTGGCTGATTTAAACGAATAATAATATGGACTACAAAGAATTTAGAGCTGAAATGGAAGACTTGGAAAAACAGTACAAGTTGGAAAAGAAACGCATTTTAACCGAGTACGTAATGTCGTGGTGTCCCTATAAAGTTGGGGACTTAGTACGTGACCACATTGGATACGTAAAAATTCTAAGCATCCACCCTATTATCGGCATCTGCAATAAAGTGGATATAATGATGAAAGGTGTGGAATATACTGTAAATAAAGAACCGAAAAAGAACGGGGCAACTCGTCAAATTTATCACAGTAATATTGAACAGTATGAAAACAGTACCAAGAAAGAAAACAGCAAGTAAGCCCCAAACAGTTCCTGACAGCGGGCAACCGTGCATTATCTACTCCCCCACAAAAGTAAAAACGGCTACTCATGGAGATTTTTGCCGTAGGTGGTTTGGCGTGGTAGATATGAGCGATGCGATAGGAAAGCATTACGCTCCTATATTGAGCACTCACGGAGAACATTTTGAGTTTCGTATCGCAAGATTTTACAATTTTAGGGACATTAAAACGGAGGAACCCCGTACGATAGTGCGATGCTTGGAAACGGGGGAAGTCTGGATACTCAAACCTAATTGGGCACAATCTTTGACTAGGACTGATGAAAATACTAAACAAACCATCATCCTCATTCCACAGCCTGTTAAAAACTACCGCCAGATATTGGACTTTATGAAACTATTTTACAGTGACGGAGAAACGATGAAACGTTTAATTAGTATCGGGAGAATTAAAGAGATACTGAAATAATACCAAAGATTATGGAAAAAGAATTAAAAACACTGTTGCGCAAGTTGGCAGCCGAATATGAAACAAAAGATTTCATAAACGATGACCCCGTGCGCTTTGTTCACGCCTATGCTGACAAACAGGATATGGAAATCGTAGGGTTCATCGCTTCTTGGTTGGCGTATGGCAATCGCAAGGTTATTGTTTCCACTATACAGGCACTCATCAATGAAATGAACTACCTGTCATCGGGTAGCCCGTTCGTCTTTATAGTGGAACGCAGGTGGGAACAGATGGAGCACCTAAAAGATGCCGTTCTGTACCGCTTCTACAAATGGGGTGATTTCTACGACTTGTGTGAACGCCTGTATGACATTTACCAGAACTACACCACTATGGAACAGGCAGTTTGCAAACAGTACGACGAAATTAAGAACCCTGATTGGGTACAATCAGTGCTTAACTTGTTTCCAGGAGTTAAAGGCGTGCCCAAAGATACGAAGAGTGCCTGTAAGCGGGTTTGTATGTTCATGCGTTGGATGGTGCGGTGGGGCAGCGATGTTGACCTCGGTATATGGTCTTTCATTCCTACTAGCAAACTAATCGTACCACTAGACACTCACGTCGCTCGTATGGCTCGTCAATTGGGTCTTATTACCGTAAAAGGCAATAACATGAGAGCAGCGTACCAATTAACACAGCAATGTCGTCTAGCGTTCCCAAACGACCCCGCAAAAGCTGACTTCGCATTATTCGGATATGGTATAACACATAAATAATATGGAAATAAATGTAAAAAGTTTATCCTATGAGGATAGAGTGCAACTACTAAAACAGTTGATTGACAGTTTCACAGACGTAAAGGTTACGGCTCGTTGTTGTGAGTATGAGTATATCACCTCTGAAGACATTGACGCTGTTGGGGAAAATTCCGTTGAAATAATAACAAACATTTTTACTGGATGAAAGACATGAATTGTACTAACGAAACTATATTCTTGATTATCGCCCTGTTATTTGCAGGCGTGTTTATTGTATTGAGACACCTGTACGCAGAACGTCACCCTCGGTGCATACATTGCGGCAAACGTAGCCGTCGCAAGAATTGGCGACCTGTAAACTATTACAAGAGTAAAAATTCCGGGCATCACATTTGTCCAAAGTGTAACCGCATCAGCAAAATTGAATTTTAGTATGCTTAAAGCTCACAAATTTCACGTAAAATTCACCGTGCATACCATTATGTCAGAGGGCGGTGATGTAACCATGGAAGAGGATTACACACTCTCCTATCGTACGGAAGAATGGGAACCGGAAAGCCCTAACAATCTAAAGTTCTCTAAAACGCACATTCAGGGCGCAACGGGTATAATTGCTAAGGATTTGGGCGTTCATCGCTCACAGATAAGAATAACCGACATTTACAAAGTACATAACAGCTTAATAATAGAATAAATTATGACTAGAACAGAAAGGAATTTACACATGGGTTCACCTACAAAAGATGCACCCACCGGAACGTTAACTTATAGTGAGGCTTATGCGTTGGCTCAAAAGGGCGCAAAGATAACTCACCGTTTTATGGCAGCTAACGAATGGATGACCGTATTGCCGAATGGGCGCATTTGTTTTGAGGACGGATGTGAACAAACTGTTGTGGAGTTTTGGGCGGTGCGTCGTGGTCAAACAGGATGGACAGACGGTTGGAGCGTATTTAACGAAGCCAAATAGTGAGGAAAGTGCACGCTTCACTATAAGAGTGAATTATTAATAACTAAATTTTAGTAAAATGAAGAAAGACTTTATTACCGTGACCCCTGACACTGGGGGGGGGGTAGTCAACAGGTTCAAGTAACCGCTGATGCTAACCCTAGCTTTGCAAGTCGTGAAACTACATTAAACTTCTCCGCTTCTGGGGGGGGGGCTTTGAAAAACGTTAAAGCCGTTCAAAGCGGAACTCCGTTCAATGCTTCTTTATTCTGTTCTCTGAGAGGGAAGTTTACCAAAAGTTCTTCTGGTAGTCAAACTGTTTCCCCTATAATGAATCTACCGGAAAGTCCGACATTTGTAGAAGGAGTGCTGACTCAATCGGTAGATGTAAGTTTCAAACTTTCGTCTCCGGGAGGAAGTTATGATACTGTTTCCGGAACCTTTGGGGTTCAAGTTGTTTTCGATTCTTCGATAAATGTAACTTATTCCTTAGATGGTGGAAGCCAATCTACAGCCACACCAAAGGTCATCCCTGATTCAAGTTATTCTTATTCAAAGATTAGTCTTTCGGCTGCGGATTATTCTTTAGGAATAACTCATCGGGTTGCATTAGACATATTTTCAAATGGGGTTAAAGTTATAACTTTTAACTTTGAACTATATTTCTAAATTCTTTAAGAGTCCCGGAAGAAATTCCGGGATTTTCTTTGGATATATCAATTAGTCTGCCTACATTTCAGTGTCAATCAAGTTAATCACATTAAAACTCAAATGTTATGGCAAACTTGCAAGAATTTCATTTTAGTACAGGCGTTAAGCCTTATAGTCACGTTCCAGCCGTTCCAGTAGGAAAACATGAATTTGTTGACGGCAACGGTGTAAAGATAATTCGCTTCTATTGTGAAGATGTGCCACAGGGCGCACAGTTTCAATTCGCTTCACCTTATCCCAACTGCAAAGAAGCCGCTTATGAACATTGGATTGTTCGTGAAATTGTTGATGGTGGTTTAGCCTCTAAATATGCTTACTTTTATTTGCCAACGTTATGAAGAATACTGTAAAAATTCGCATTACAAAAATGGAATATAAACGTAACTGTGAAAACTTTTGTAATACGGTTTTAATGTTACGTAAAGCCCGCAATATAGGTGATGAAGAAACGGTTAATCATTACGTATTAAGCCGATTAAACAGCCAGAAAGGAGACAAATTTGATTTTGAAATTCTTTAATACTAAATAATCATGAAAGCCATTGTAGAAAACCCGCTTTTGGATATGCGTGCCTACGCAGCTAGTTTATTCGTTGAAATTCTTAACGAAATAACTGCCTGTAAAAACGAAGAAGAATTACGTCGCTGTATAAGATTATTAGAAAAACGCCACAAATATGATAAACCAGAATTATCATGGTATTTCAAATGGGGGTTTGGTCATAATCATTTTTGGGTGAGCGACCTTAACGGAGTGCGTCTGATATTTGTGGAGTTTTAAGAAACTCCACTACTTATGCGTATATTTCACAAAATTTATTAACTTCCTAAAATAAAGAAAGATGGATTTAAAAGACAAAAGAATTGTATTTGTAGGGCTGGACGATGTGCTTATTAAAACACATTCTAACAAAGAAAAGCCCGTGGGCGTATGGGACATGGAATTCAACCTGAATGTGTTGGAAAAGCTGAAACAACTCAACCCGATTGCTATCTTTGTTGTAAGCAACCAACCGGACATTCCTACCAAATTACACCCGTCACTGTTCCAAGCGAAGTTCGTGTATGTTATTGCAGCACTTCAGGAATACATTGGTATGACGGTTTTCCCCGCTGGACAGTATGCGCCTGAAATGCCAGAGGGCGAAGCTCCTATCGCTATGCCGAATTCGACTATGTTGTTGACAATGTTTAATGAGTTCCTAGCAACGTCTCGTATGGAGCTTAATAGAGAGGATTGCGTAGTGATTGGTACGGGTGAAGAGTATGCGGGTGCGGCTCAAGCCTTTGGGTGCGATTATTTGGACGTGGCACATTTGTTGGAAGAAGATTTGGGCGAGCCTCTATTCAAGCTCGTATGGAATATTCCGTCCTACGATTTGGTGATTGACCCCGAAAATCAAGCTATTATGGAAAATCTACCGTGGGAATTTGCGGTTCACCGTGCGGAACAGATTAACAAGCTGCCATTTAAACAAGCGGATGTTCTTGTTGTTACTCAAAAATGGGTGGCTCCAAAACCTATGGAACATAAAGAATTTAAAGTAGATGCTCGCAAGCTGTCAAAGGGAGCTCAACGAAAAGTTGCGATGCAAATCAAGAAAGGAGGGAAGAAGTAATGGCTATAATTAACGTAGAACTCCGCATGATGATTGCCGAACGTTTGGCAAATGACAATTACCGTGAAGAAATTAAAGAGGTAAAAGAATCGTTACGCCTGCACCTATTAGCATACCTCAAGGAAAATTATATTCCTAAAGAGGTGCAAACGGTGTTTGAAAAGCATCCACAGTTTTTCAAGGCAGTTGATGCGATTTACATAGCCTCCTACAATTTTAAAAGTTATCTGCCTGCTGAATGGGGGAGCCGTACTCATCACTTAGATATTAATTTCCATGAAAGTTTGCCCCTAGACAAAGAAGAGGTTTACACTTTACTGAAATCCATTCCTAAAGAAAACTATATCCACGAATTAATGTGCAAGTATTTTAAATTGGAAATGGACAGGTACTTTATGGAAAAGCGGTTGAAATGTATCATGCAGACCCAACGGTTTACACCAAAGACATTGAAGCAAGACTTTCCAGAGGCTTACAAAGTGTATTTGGACATTACGACTTCTGATGCTTACGACAGTGCCAAAGAACCAAACGGGGCAACCACCACCCTCTGTGATAATATTGAAAATATTCGTGCCCAACTAAAAACGAACAGAAATGTTGAAGAAAAAGTACAAGCCCAATCGGCTGAATAAATGGTACACTAAACACTTCATTCTAGCCCCGTGCACACGGGGCGTTGAAGTGTCAGAAACGGTTGTTGTATGGTGGTGCTTTCTAGCTTCTATTTACAACAGTAAATTTCTTTCCATATTTGTTTCTCCTTTGGGGAAAGTACTTATCAAAGTACAAAAGGAAGGAGATGAAGGATTTGCGTTTTATGCGAACGCTGATATTATGTGGCTTCGTGAAAATGGTGTCACAATAGCGACTTATAAACAAATCAACGGAATTATTTACGAAATTACGTATGATACTCCACCCGATGAATAACAATTAAATATCAACGATTATGCTAATTTATTTGAATGGAATACCCCTGCAAGGTAATTCAAAAACACAACGGGTTCAATCCGCATTACCTTTGTCACGTATTGTTGAAGTGACGGAAGTGGAACAAGTGCCCCGATTTGATAACAAATGGGTGTTTAGTATTCGTCTTGATGATGGGCAAGTTGTGTGCTCTGAACCTTGCGAAACTCAACAAGAGGCTGAAATGCACCAATTGTCCACAGTAAGTCAAATTAATGCTTTAGAAGTGTACGAGCACCGTTTAAAATGTGATTTGCCCGTGTCAAACATTGCTTGTCATTATGTGGATGTAGCTAAAAAACAATTGATACAATTTTCGTTAGACCCGTTGTATCCAGTATTCACTATTAAAATTTAATTTCATGGAAGTAGTAAAATATGTTATAGCCTATCAGTTTTTGCTTGGAGAATTGCCAAGATATATAGTGCAATCCATAAACATTGACGAAAGTCTTGATGCTGATGTTATGCACCGCCTTTGTGAATCATTAGTAAAAGGGCGAGAAGTAGCAGATACAAGACACTTCGGCAAGCCTTATATTATTGGGGCTTTCACTAACAATCCAAAATTTCCTAACTTTTGCTTTGCATGTAACACAAACGCTGATTTGAGTATATGCCGCACTTGTAAAATGAAGAAACAGGCGTTACAGGCTTTAAAAGAACAAGAAACCCCTGATAATTTAGGTCAGGAAGAAGAACAGAAAAACCAAAGTTTTGACCCGAATAATACGCCAAAAGAAAGAATGAAAGAGCCGTATTATTGCTTCGTTTACGAAGGAACATTCAGTAAACAATTTACTGGAAACTGTTTAGTTCCTCCAACAATAAAGATTGTTCTTGAATTTTACGAAAAGAAACCTCTTGTCATTAACGAATGGTTGCAAAACAAATTCAAGGAAGAATTTGAAAAACAACAAAAAGAATTCGGCTGGAGCTTGGTAGGTTTGACCCTCGTTAATGTTGAGCCAACAGGCAGTTATTCTGACCCCTCGTGTTTCCACCCTAACGAACCTTACAGAATGTATTGGGTACGTGTGCAGGATATGTCTCAGAAAGAGGGCGGTGTAAACTGGATTCCAGGATTTGAACAGAACGGTAAAATGTGGAGTGTTATCGGTGAATTACTTGACCCCGACAGCCCAGATGACACCCGTCCTTTTAAGGATTCACCTTTTGAAGATTACATAGTAGTCCGTAAACCTGGAAATTAGCCCTCTATTGCCATTTTATATTGAGCACCGGACAATTGCTTCGGTGCTCTTTTTATTTGCCTGTATAGACGCTTAAAATGCGTTATGCTTTGTGGAACTTCTTTTGTGTTGACTGATGAAAATTGCGTATATTTACACACTCTTAAAAAATGCGTAGAAGAGTTAGTATTAACTTAAAATTATCAAATCATGTACAAAGACTTTGTAAATGTAACCCCTGAAAGCGGTGGCGCAGGCACTACTCCGATAGCTGTTGCCGCTGATGAAAACGAAGGAGCTGCACGCAGCACTTCACTCAATATTGCGGGTGGCGGTGTGACACGAACTGTCTCTATCACTCAAAAGAAAATGCTTGTGGAAAACCAAATTGAAGTTAAATATTGGTTAGACGCAGCAACTAGCGGGGCAGGCAAGTCAATTTATTTGAAAGCCTATGCAAACAATGATGTAGCAAGCAACCTGAAAATTAACTTTAGCATTGACCAACAGGGAACGACAGGCGAATGGGAAACCAACACTCCAGTAGAAATACTGATAAATACTGGAGATAACGCTTCCACAACTTATGAAATTCCATATTATAATTACGGATGGCGTTTTCATGAAGAAGTGGCTACTATTACCCCTTCTCAAGATGAAGATTTTATTTATGATTTTGCAGGATTCATTGAAGAATTTAGGGCTCCAAAAATTGGTATCTGGAAAATAAACACGCTTGCAGGAGAACCAAATGGAGGAGAAGCAACAAACCCATCAGCCGTTTATCAAGTTTCTTCAAACGCTGACTTCAAAAAAGTTTTGACTTTTGCTTCTTTGGGTGGAGTTACTTTTTATGATGAAAGCGGTTCAGCAAGTATGACACTTACTTGGTTACAAATTCAATATTCAGATGAAATTGGGCAAAAGCCATACGCTATTTCTGTTCGGGGTGGCTTTACAGGAGTATCAGAATTAAACACTATGCTTTGGAGTGGTAAATTCCAAAATGGAGTTATTAATGCAACTTATCAAGCCCAATTTAAAATAGATGGCGTTATTCGCAATTTTAAATGGCGAATTCAAGGAGCACACATTTAACGTATAAATAACGGGGAACTCCGGTTCCCCTATTGTTTCACTTAATAATTATAATTATGAAGAAAGATTTTGTAACAATTACCCCAGATACGGGGGGGGGGCTCGGCTACTCCACAAGTAACCGCTGAACCCAATGTGACGGCACAGTCACGCTCAACAACTCTCAATTTTGATCCAATTTATCTGCCTATCTTTGGGGTGTCAAATTAAAAATGGATTTAGTTATGGAAGTACAAGTAGTTAAAACAACAGTAAAAGCCGCAGCTGGAGTTAAAGAAACGAATTATGCTGCAATTATAAACAAGTATTGTAGACAAATCGGTTTCATTACTGATGATGGTATTTATTTAGAACTTTATGACCAAAACCTAAGAGGTTTTGGTATAGGTAGTTTTCAGAAAATAGATACAGGAGATGCCAAACCGTTTAGATGGTTATGCAAAATAGTAGAAGATAATTGGGACGCTATGTACGACCGCTATACTTTGGCGATAAAAGGATAAGGAAAGATATTTAGATATACGTATAATAGACGTTGACATAACATTATCTTATTATTTAAGCGAAACACCTTTTAAGTTTATCCAGAAGCGTCTGGAGTTAGCAAGATGAAACCCGTGAGGGCGAATATTGTCGTAGTAACAAGAGTTTTAAAGATTATGTCTATTGATTGGCACGGGGCGGAGAATATTCTCCGCCCTTGCTTTTTCAAAGAAATTGATTTACCTTTGTATTTTAAACAACCAAAACGATGAGACCTTTAGTAATAGTTGGAACCTGCAAAGAATTGCATAAGTGCGCTCGGTTGCTTGACAGGTTTGGATATATACCTGTCAATTGCCGGATACCTACGTGTGACAATCACGATGGAGGCTTCATTATACTCAACCGTGAGGGAGAGTTTAGGTTTTCAACATGCAATTTGTACGCAAATTTAGACTGCATGGTAACAGCCTCTGACTTCCTAAAGAATTACGGGGGTTTAGGAATACGCAGCCCGTACAGCCTAAAGAACGTCTATTTTGCCTGCACGCTTGGTTTGTTGGTTATGGGTATGGAAGGAAGCCTCCCTGTCGGAAGAATGTGGCTATTGGCTTTCTTTGCTATTAATATACCACTGCATTTTAAAACGATTAAAACATGGTTTACACATGGGAAAGAAAGAAGATTTGGAAAAAGAAGAACAGAAGCTGATAAAGATTAAGTTATTGCTCATAAAGGATTTTGAAGAACTGGATAAGGGGGAGTTACAAGTATTGCGTAACTACACCCGTGAAGTGTACCACATTGCGGGCGAAATAAAATTGGGCGTAGACGAGTTGCTTAATGCTTATCTAATTTTTAAACGCAAGTTTATCACCACTTTGGAAACTGTTGCGGTATGTCCATATCCGATGGTAGAAGCGGGTGGAAGTTTTGTAGCTGCACAAACTACGTATGCTCCAATAGCTGTCACGACGTTTGACGGAGTTTTTAGCTCTTATAAGGAAACTTTTACTATTAACGGATGGCAAAGTTTACCCGTGCTTACAGTGTTCTATTTTGACGACCGTACCGAGGTGTGTTGTCTTGCTCCTAATGGACATTTTTGCCGGATAACGAGTAAGATTTTGCAGTTTGATATATAATGCGTATATTTGTTGCATCAGTCATGAATGAAGTTGAAATGGTGTTTGAAGGCGAGCCGCTTTGGGTAGTGATACTAGAGGCGGCTCTTTTTATATCAGTACCATAAAAGAAGCCCGTTTCACAACGGGCTTTCTTCGTCATAATCCATGATTATGGAAATAAAAGGAATTATTCTAAGAGATATTGTATATTAATTTCTAGGCTTTACGCCTTTCTTTTCAAGAAGTGCTTTATATTCATCAACTGGAAAATACATTCGTCCAAACTTTTCAGCCCACTTTTCAGGATAAATAGTAACGTACTTGTCATGGTCGTGAATAGTGGCACAGGCGATGATACTTGGTAGTCCAATAATTAGCAAGTAAAGCCACCCTGACCAACGGGAATTAATGTGATGCCCGTATTCATGGCTAGCCGTGTCCAATCTGTTGTAAGCCACCTCACTAATGAGGATAAAGTGACCGAGCGTGACACTACTCGTACCGCCCTTTTTAAAGTAAAAAGCACCTCCGCAGTACCCAATGTACCGCCAACGTGTGAAAATGGCTAATAGAAGCCCTAAGAGGCTTTGTGGCAGCATCCAAACGATGAGCAACAGGTGCACCAACACACAAGTGAGTTTCCCTTTCGGGTTGAACAGTGGAAAATCATCCTTTGTGACATCCACGCAAAAATTTTCATTCTGGGCGGTTTTGAAATCTTCGTGACCGCTTGCAGTCTTAGTTTGTAGTTTTTCTTTCATAAGCCAATAATTTTCGGCAAAATTACAAATTATTTTTCTCAATAAAATCCTCTACTTCACTGTCAGTAGCAGGTCTAATCTTTAGGATATTCAGGTTATCCAAGTCAGATTGTAAAATAGGAAAAGGCAACCGAGTCCGCCCTGACGGAGTAATATACCACCTGTTTTCGTCATCTCGCAATAGGATGGTATCTGGTGTATCTTCATCTACAAAGATTTCATCTGTGTAGGCTAACATCATTTCTGACCATTCCTTTTCTAGTCCTTCTTTTGGTGCTCGGTTCAGCCCTGTTCCACTGCCTAGTTTGGGGTTAAGGAAATCTTCTTTGGTTGGTGCAGGTGTTCCACTACCTTGCAAACCTGTTAGGAGAGTGGTGGTGTGATGTTGTGCGTTTTCTGCAGTAAGACGGGTCACCTCTGCCACTAGTTGCTCTTCTCTGATAGCGTAGTCATTCACTTCACGTTGGAGCTCCCTAATTTGTTTGTCCTTAACAAATATCTGTTTTTGTAGGCGGTCAATTTCCGCTTCCAAATTTAATTTCTGCAATATTTTTTCCTTTTCTGGCATAATCTTTTTGGATTGTTACAGAGCTTATACGTTGTCGGGGTTTATCTTTCCAAGACTTTTAGGAATCACCGCTGAGGATTTTTGTCGTAAGGGGGCTCCAGGGGTTTCTTTATATTATTTATTTAACAGTGAATGAGGTATTACGTAGTAATACCGAAATGAGCTAGTAAATAAATAATATTTTATTATCATGATAATTAATTGATTGGGATTGACGTGCGTACGCGAGGCTCTTCCCAACCCCTTGTGCACGTGTATGTGAGGGGGCGTGCATGGACATGAGGACTGGACAGATAGGAAATATGGAATGACACCACGATGATGCGTATAAGGGTTAAAAGCCAATTGGGAGCGTCACATCTGTGGCACTATCGGCTCCGGTAACTAGGCTTATACAGACATTGACTTTAGGTTTATCTCACATTTGTCTTGTTTGAATTTTTAAGATTTGTTTTGTTTTTATTTGACATTGATTGGGGCAGGGGGCGCAAAGCCCCCAATCTCGCCCGTTCTTCCCTAATTAGATTAGACGTTTAGGAATTAGTTAAACTTTGCGTATCTTTACAGCGATAAATTTGTTTTTGAACTAAAAAGATACAGATATGAAAACAGTTACTCAAAAAGTTTTTGGATTTCTCTATAAGACTTGTTTGGCTAATCCGGGCGGAATACCAAGCCCGACAACCATACAGAGAGCCTTTGCGGTGGGTACACCGACAGAAGATTTGACGGCTGCAACTTTTGAACCTGACAAGGAACAACAGCCTGAAGGATTTTTGATTATTCCGCTAACAAGCGGGGATATCAAAGTACATTTGGCTGGAGCACCCGCTTTTGAGGATTACACTATCAGCGGAGTAGAGGTAGACGCTAGTTTAGGCGTACCGATGCTTTATTTGGTGGATAAGGTTTATATAGACGGAACGACAGCAACTTTTAATATCGGTTGGTAAGATGGTACATGGTCAGGCGATTGGCATACCGTTCAGGCGTCGGAAAGGAGAACAAGCTCCCCCTTCACCGAAAGAAGTAGCTTGGAATCCGACTATTGAAAGTAATTTGCCATATAAAGAAGTTAAGTACCTTAAATTTGTGGAGGGTGCAGGTTGGCAGGCACTTAATATCGGTGAGATATTGCCTGTTGGTCAAAGAGTAATGATACGCATTGTTACGACCGAGCCTTATTATGAAGTGAGTAAGGCGGTGAGTTCCCAGATGACAGGCATACAAATCGGTAAAAATGGTGTATCAGAATACGACATTGCTGGAACCTTAACTGGTTACAGCCCGCAAATTTTAACGGTTACGATTGGGGTAGATAAAAACTACGTCCAGTTGGTTCACTAATTGTATTAATTGTAAAATAAACAGAAATATGGAAAAGAAAATTTCTTTGGCTACATTTGAACAGGTAGCCGCAGATAATGGTTATGAAGTGTTTACCGCTGAAGAGGTGGCTGCATACTACAAAGATGGCTTGCAGAAAAGCATGAAGAATGAATTAACTTCTGATGAAAAGGAGTTGTTTGCGGCTGACATTGCTTTCTTGCAAAAAGCCATTTGTATTGATGAGAATGGTAAAGAGGTGACACGTTATTTCCGACCGGAACAAGTGAATTGGGAAAAGACAGAAGATGGCGTGCTGTTGAAAGGTATTGCCGGAGTTTTTGCCGATACCCCTACTAACAGAAAATTGAATCGTGTTGGTGAGGCTTTTGTACCGTCACCGGATTTTATGAAGTCTTTGGAAAGCGAGGAAATTGACGAAGACATTATTAAAGCCATGAGAACAGGGCGTTACGCTGATACTCCTGAAAATCGTAGACTGCACCGTGTCGGTCAACCTTATGCAAAGCGTGAGGGCAAAGGCACAGAAGAAACTGACAAAGAAAAGAAGCGTGTGGGCGATACAAAGGCTGAAATAGAAAAGTTGGACGCTAAGTATGGCAAAGTATATGCCGCCCTAGGAAAACGCAAACAAGAAGCCTTAGAGAGAGGAGATAAGGCAGAGGCAAAACGTATGACGGATGCCATTGCCCGCATGGAAAAGGAACACGATGCTGAATACGCCAAACTTAAAGAAAAAGAGGGTGGTGAAAAAGGCGACGAAAAACTGCACGCAAAAGCCGACGAACGTAAAGGCGGTGAAAAGGGTGATAAAAAGCTGCACGAAGAAGCTGAAAAGAAAAAGAAAGAGCCTAATCCGGGTTCCAAGAAAAATCCTTTGAAGATAGACAGCATTAAGGATATTCACAAAGATGCCGCCTATCAGAAAATTACTATTGACGGTCACGAAGCTACTATTGTGAACCGTGGCACATACGACGAAGATACTCACAAGCCGATATATTATGTTGAAGCAGGCAGTCAGACGCACGCATATACAGGCTTGGACATGCTGAAAGAAAAGATTGAGGAATTTGTGCGTGTTGCCAATGGTGGAAAGGCAGACAGTGACGATAAAAAAAAGTGAAGTAACACCCTCTGAAGCATCCAAATCTTTCTTTGAAAGCAAATTTAAGAATTTAAAATGGAAGAAAGGTGGTGATGAAGATTACCCAAGTGTTGTCGCTCACAAGAAATTTAGAGGCGTGCCTATTGATATAGAAATTGATGAAGATGGGCAGGGAGAAATTATTATTGGTGATGCCGACGAAGGAATTGAGTTTGGGGCACTTACATCTGAAAAAGCCGCAAAGGAACTTTGGGATACTATTTTAGAGGAACTTGAATATTACGAGGACTAAAATTAAGAAAAATGGAAGATTTATTAATGAAATCAGTGAATAAACATTACTTTCCTGAAAAGGAACGTAAAGAGCTAGCCAAAGAGGGCGAAGCCATGCCAGATGGTTCTTTTCCTATTCGTAACGAACAAGACTTGAAGGACGCCATACGTAGTGTCGGTAGAGCTAAAGACCCCGCAGCCGCTAAACGGTGGATAAAGAAGCGTGCCAAAGAAATGGGTAAAGAGGCAACGTTACCGGAAGATTGGAAATAATTTAAGAATTTCGGTGGCACTATCTGGATATTCGTTTTAAATGTTTATCTTTGTAGTGTCACTTTAATTTTGATTAGATATGGACGATATAGAAAAATCACGCCACGGTCGGTATGAAGACAACGCTAAGAACAGGCGGCTTCATCGTGTAGGTCAAGAATATGGCAGTAAGAAGCAGGAAGACGAAACTGTTGACCCTAGCAAATTAACTCTTGACCAATTACATAAGGAAATCAATGAGTTGGGGCACATATTAGGCGGTAGGATTAAGGATGGTAGACGTACAGAAGATGTGGAAAAGCGTATTTCTGATTTGCTTAAATATGCTCCCGATAAGGTATTGGAAAGCACCTTAGAAGCTCTTAGGACAAATGTCAAGCCAAACCCGACCGCAAAGATTGCCGCCAAACTGACGGAAATGGAAATTAACCGTCGCAAAACAGAGGGTTCTGCAAAACAGACTGGAAAGAAAGAAGAAACTCCTAAGGAAGAGCCAAAAGCTCAATCTGAAGAGCCTGAAACATATACCCGTGTAAAGTTTGACGATATGCCTCAAAGCGGAAAGGTTAATCTTAAGAAATATCTTTCTAATAAAATTAGGGCAGAGGTTGACAAGGCTTGGAAGGACAAAGCTAAAATCGGTGACAAAACTTTGCAGGACATGGAAAAGGGTATGGTTGCAGAGTTTAACAAAAATTTTGACAATCTAAGCAAGTCAAAACGAGCCGAAGCCCTGTACAGTATTATGACGGTTAAGGCAGAAATAGCCCGTCGGGGTAGAGGGGCTAAAACCGAGGAAAAACAGGAGGAACAACCTGCACCTAAAACCGAACCCGCAAAGGAGGAGCCTAAAAAGGAGTACAAGAAACCCGAATCCTTTAATGAGCTTTACACCAGAGTTCGAAACGCATGGGCGGATATCATGGAAACAAAGCCTAGGGAAGTAGCTTTTACTAAGCCTAAAGAAGTGGCTGAAATGGCTTCTGCATTTTTTCCTGGAACAACCATATCTAAAGTAGATGGGGAGGAAGAATATATGGTTCAATATCCTGGGGATGCAAGTAGGTTTATGCGTATTGATAAATATACGAGTTCTCCTAAAGCCCTGATTGATAAAATAAGGATGTTTTTATCTATGGATATGGACATGCGCACTAAACAGAATTTTTCAAATGATGAAAAAGAAAAATTTGATAGGATATTTGAGCTAGTTGCTGAAAGTGTGGCTGATAGGGCTCAAGCTAAAGATATGAGTGCAGCCCGCACAAAAGCATTTGAAGAACAGGTTGCTGAAAACAATAAGAATATTTCTAAGAATGTTGGGATAAAACAGGGCAAACCGATGAGCTTTGAGGAAGCTAATCAGGGGCGTGGAAATCCTAAATTTCGTACTAACAAACTTTATGGCGTAAATTGTCAAACGTGTGTGGTAGTGCATGAATTGCGATTAAGAGGATTTGATTTGGGTGCTAAGCCAAAAGCAAGTTCTACACAAGAAGCAATGGCGAGGGATTGCACCTTTGCATGGATAGACCCGCTAACTGGACAGCAACCCGAAGTTGTGAGAATATCTTGTGCTCCAGATAATAAAACAATTAAGGTTAGAAAAAGCCAGAAATCAAAGTCGGATTTACGTAAAAATATTTTAGAAGCTACAAAAGAGACTGGACGTTATAATTTTTCTTATGGATGGGTTAGCGGTAAGGATAGTGCGGGGCATATAATAACCGCTGAAAGGCACGCTGACGGTAATTTGACCTTTTACGACCCTCAAAATGGGAAGAATGTACCTATGATAGAATTATTGGACGAGGTTAGTCCTAAATATTTGTGCAGGATAATTCGAGTAGATAATTTACTCATTAAACCAAATATTGTTAAAGATTACGCAATGCAATATGAGTAAAATGACAGAAGAGGTAACTCGGGCGATAGCCACGAAGTTCCTAGGAGGAATAGAAGGATTTGAATTGATTAAGTTGGAAAACTACAAAGACTATATAGTCTATTTTGCTTTTCCAGATGGTGTGACAGGTGAAATAAATGTCGGACGCCCTATTTATGTACTGATTGATAAATTGGGTAAAGCCCGATACGCCACGGACAAAGAAACTCATGAATTAATGAGGCGTGCGAATCCTGACGAGGAAGAGGACGAGGACTAGCGGCTTTCCAATTTACTCTTTTTATTATACATTTGTACCGTTTAAAGGTAGAACTAAAACATAGAAAAGATGAAGAAATATGTTTATTCAAAAGGTGAAGAAACAGTAACCGTTGAAACCGATGGTCTAGCGGCTATCAATAATTTTATGGTGACAGGTCTTATCGGTCAGAATTACGGTGGGTTGGTACACGCTGGATTGGCTTTTAAGATGGGGGATACAGTAAGTATTCCGGAAATGCTGAATGCAGCTAAAAGATGCGAATGTAAAGTAGAGTGTTATGAGGGTGGCACACTTATCATTGATGAGAGTGCTGACTTTACAGGTGGTGACCCCGAACCGAAGGGAATTATCTTTGGTTTGTCACTTGGTGTCGCTTTCAATGAAGCAACCTACAACAGTGTAGTTCCGGCTTCCTATGTTGAACAATACCCGTATTCGGCTAGCAAAGATTCTTTGCCGTGGTTGGTGGCAAAGTTTGACAAACAGGGGGGAGACGATGATGAATATCAGGTTAAAGTTTGGGCTGACGATGCACAGCTTTCATTCAAAAATGTTCCGGAATCTGTTGGTACAGTTAGTGCAGACGGCAAGGTGCTTACTTCTAAAGCAAAGGAGTACATTATGTTTGACATCGTACGTGACCTGACTATTTACAATCCAAAGGCGGTGACTTGGTTTACAATCCAATTCATTTACGATAACCGTACTTACGAAGCAAAGGTATTTGTCACCCCTAACACGATTTAATTATGGGTAATAGAGGGAAACGTCAAAGACTGAATCAAGCCCAACGGGGAGCCACGCAACAGGCTCCCTTTGAAGCATTGGAAGGTCTTAGTATGGAGGAACTGAACGCATTAGCGTCAGCCGCTCCAATAGCCCTACGCAACAGGCTAGAGAAGTCTTTAAACTCTGAAAATTTTGAAGAGGTGTTAAAGGCTCAGAATTTTATAGCACAGCAAAAAGGCGGACGCAAACTTCCCCAACCTGAAATAAAATCAATTCTTTGGAACCCGTCTGAAATTGGTTTCAATGGTAAAGGATATCGCGACCCTGCAACGGGCTTTTCTTTCAATACGCTCAATCGCATGGGCGATATCTTTATTATTAAATCCATTATCAGTACTCGTATTGAGCAAGTGCAAAACTATCTCAAATACAGTAATGATGACCAGAAGCCCGGATATCAGATACGTTATAAACAATCTCCGGGGTCAGTGGGTGATAAGAATAAAAAGGAACTTAGTGATAAAGACAAGAAAATTGTTGATTACATTGTTAAGTTTCTGGAAGAGGGCGGGGAAAATGAGAAGTGGGACTGTGAAGATAATTTCCAGGAGTTTACCCGCAAGGTGCTAAACGATAGTTTGCGTTTAGACCAAATGTGCTTTGAAGTAGTACGTAGTCGCGATTTGAAGTTAAAGAAGTTTCGTGCCGTGGATGGTGCGTTAATTCGGCAGCTAGATACGAACGACCCCCGCTATGCGCAAATGTTTGAACAGTTCCGATGGCATGGGTATCTTCCCCGTTATGCTATGGTATGGGATGGGCAAATTATTCGCCACCCTGTTACAGGGGAATATGTAGCTTTTTATCCTTGGGAGCTTGGATATGGCATACGTAATAAGACAACTAATGTATTCAAGAATGGCTACGGATGTAGTGAATTGGAAACATTGGTAGAAATTGTTACGTGGATATTGTGGGGTATGCAGTATAACGGAAACTTCTTTAAACAGGGAAGTCAGCCGAAAGGTTTTATTAATGTAAAGAACGGGAATATTGACCAAGGAACATTAAACGAATTCAGACAGGATTGGAAGCAAACAATGTCTACCGTTTACAATTCTCACAAAATACCCGTTGTACAAGGCATAGACCTTGAATGGATTGACTTACAAAAGAATAACCGTGACATGGAGTTTACTGAATGGGTGAAATTCCTATTAGTGATTGCATGTGCCGTATATCGCATGGACCCGAGTGAATTGGGCTTTCAGTTTGAGGACGCAGCACGTATATTCGGACAAGAGGGGCAAAAGGAGCGTCTAGACCATTCTAAACAGAAAGGTTTGACCCCGTTGTTGGTATTTTACCAGAACGTTATTAATAAGTACATAATCAGCGAAATTGACGACCGTTTAGAGTTTGCTTTTACGGGTATTGAAATTGAGGATGAGGAAGCACAAGTTAAGTTAGACGTTCAGAAGATACAGAACGGTTTTGTTTGTCTTGAGGACATGTTTGAGAAATATAGCGGTCGTCCGTTTGACCCTGAAAAGGATACGATACTTAATAGCGTGTACCAACAGGCGCAAAGTGCTAAGATGATGGGTGGTGACTATATGAACGATATTGCCGAAGAAGACAAGACAGATGCTGATAAAGAAATTGACAAGTTATTTATGGAGAAATCTATAAATGGCAATCCAATTTTAGGCACTGCCTTAGAATTTATTGACAAACAATTAGGCAGAAGGAGTTGATATGGAAAGGGCTGTTTCACCAAGAATAAAACATCACGTTGACCCGCTACGTTATCCAAACATTCAGGCGAAGTATGAAAACAAGGCTAAAAATTCGTTTTCGGCTGTCAGGGTGTTTGGTGAATTAGTGGAAGAAATGGTGACAATTACCAAGGAGAAGAAATAATGCTGTTTACAGAAAAAGACATAAAACAGATACTAGGTATTATTGATACAGCAGTGGCGAAGATGGTTGCGGAAACACTAGGTAAGGACTACTTAACGCAGGCAGATTTGACAATGCTGAAAAACAGGGGCGTGGACTTGGTTAAATTAATACCCAAGTTTCCGTCCCACTATCAAGCCTTTCTATTTGGTCGTGTTTCGGCTGCCATTGGAACGCAGGCGTCTCGGTCAATGAGTTATACTGATTTTGAGAAGTTTCTGGCAAATATGGGCTTATTTGCTCCTACTACGAGGGAAATGGCTTTTTATAGTATAGCCGCTAAGAAAACATACACTCACATAAAGGGGCTAGGGGAGAGGCTTAAAAATGATGTAAGGGCTTCTATAGACGCAGAAGAGATAAACTACCTTGCAGCACAAGAAGCGGCACGCCAAAAGGGTGAAGAGATGCTAGCTAAAGAAATAGCTGATGGCACACTGGAAAAACGTACTGTCCAGAAAATTACTTCCAATATTGCCAATCAGATGAATGATTGGCAAAGAGATTGGGGGCGTATCGTGGAAACAGAATGTCAGGATGTGTACAACATGGGTCAGGCGCAATATATGATGACATTAGCCCCTGACCCGTTGGTATATTTTGATGTTTTTCCCGGAGCGTGCAAACATTGCATCAGGTTGTTCCTAACAAATGGAGTTGGAAGTAAACCTCGTGTTTTTAAACTTTCTACGTTGCTTGCTAATGGCACTAATTACGGGGTAAAAGTACGTGATTGGAAAGCCACCATTCATCCCGTTCATCCGTTTTGCCGTTGCGATTTGCGTTATTTGCCGCAAGGTTACGAATGGAATGAGGAGACAGGTAGGTTTGAACCGCCTAAAGATTATAAGCCGCAAGTAGAAAGGAAAAGCAAAGTTAAAATAACAATCGGAAATAAAGAGTATTTAGTATGAACCTGAAAAAGTTGTTAGGGCTGCAAACAGCCCAAGAAAAAGTTGAAGAATACAAGGGGTACAAGAACCGCTTGAAACAGCTTGATGAATTGGGACAGGAGTTGGCTGATAAATTTATGTTGCAAAAGTCAATCATAGATGATATTGCCACGTTGCCCGAGAGCAAACGAACTGAAGTGTTTGACAGTTATAACGCCTTTATGAAGAGCCACCAAAAAGAAGTGTCAGCAGCCGTTTCTGAACGGGCACGCATTATTAAGTCCATGGAAAAGTTACGTAATGACGATGAAGTGGGTAAAGCGTGCAGTGACATTGATTTGTTGGATGAAGCCCGTAGTAGGTTTAAAGCGGGCACACTTGCAAAATCGGTTTATTTTGACATTATAAAGAGTGTTACAGGTGAGCCGACAAAGTATGCTGATGTGCTTGCATTTAACAAGCAGGGTCAACTCCTCATTTTGCATCGTGTGACCGATTTTACGCCTAATGGAACAGTTTGTATTCCTGGAGGGCACGTTGACCCAGGAGAGGACTTTATGACGGCTGCATTGCGGGAATTAAAGGAAGAAACCAATTTAGACCCTCTACCTGAAGCGGGTGTTCTTGAATTGGGGGAGTACAAAACGGCTGATGCACATATTAAGTATTATCAAGTAGCAGTTGACGAATTTCAACCTGTTACGTGCGATGCGATGGAACATTGTTATCACGAATGGATAAATCCTGCCGAAGTACCTTTGCGTCCGTTTATTTTTGACCAAGGAAAAATCGTAACAAAATTTTTGATGCAGCCCCATCAGGAAGTTCTTGCTATGCCGTTAATGAAGGCTCTTGAAGAGGGTAGAATTACCCCTGATTTGTTTGTACCTGCATTTAGCCGCATATTAAAGAAAGCTATTGGAACAGATGACGCAAAACCATTGATGCCTGAAAGTATGGATAGCAGCGTTAAGACGATTGCCCAACCTGCACCACCTCCGATGACAAAGAAAAAAGTCATTGTACCTGTACGTGACCCGATGAAGAATTTGGAACAAGTAATGAAAGCCATTGACGGGGAAAGTGAAATAAAAATTGGTGACAGTTGTTTAAAGCTGGATGAGCCTATTGCAGTGTTTGAAACTAAGTACAAGTCCGACCCGACCACCAACCGTTTGACAGAATGTGAAATTGTGTATGACGGAGACGAGGTAAATATGCGAATTTTACTTGATAAAATGAGAAGCGGTTTGTTAGCGGGTTCTGTGAAAGTACGGACACTTAACGATGATTTCTTAATGGCAAATGAAAACGGAACCGATTACGTTGGTGATGCGGTATTTGTGCCTCTTTGAAAAGATTTGTATTTTTGTCCAGAATTTAAACTGTAAGACATGAAAAAGAAAACCTCAAATGATTTTAATTTCTGGTTGCCTATTGATTTTATGAAATCTGAGGAAGCCACCCAATATGAACGGGGGGATGACCGGAGATACGAAAATATGGTCTTTGAGGGTATTGCGAGCGACAGCAGTGAAGATTATCAAGGAGATAGCATGGAGCCAAATGGCTTCGTTATAGATTACTTCTTAAAACACGGGTTGTTCAACTTAGACCACTTGACCGTTCGTGCCAAAGAGCTGAAAAGCCGTTTCTGGATTGGCGAGCCATTGGACGGTAGAATCATCAATAACAAATTTTGGGTAAAGGGTAAACTCTGGTCAGAAAGCCCCGAAGCCCGTGCCTTTTGGGACAAGTGTATTGAGATGAAAGAGAGTGGCAGTACACGACGTCCGGGAATGTCCATAGAGGGCAAGGCACTGGAGCGTGACCCCAAGAATGAAAAGCATATTACGAAAGCAATTATCAATAATATTGCGTTAACGTTTACCCCTGTGAACTTTAACTCCTATTTAGATTTTGTTAAGGGTGTGCAAGAGCAAGATTTCATTCCTACGGGTTCTCTTATCAAAAGTCGTTTGGATAGAGACATTATGTTTGAAAAAGTTATCGGAGATAAACGGATAGTTATCGATTCAAAATTCCGAATTATTGAAGAGAAAATTTGATAGGACATTTTTAGGAAAAGAAATTAAGCTATAATTTTAACCAAGAAAAATTGAAGATTATGTATGTATTAACATCAGAACAAAAAGAAGATGCTTTGGTTAAATCGCTATTAAGTAGTGATTTTTCTGAGGAGACAGTAGCGGAGTGGATTGCCACAGGTGCTATTGACTTGGCTAAGTCTACGCAGTACGGACCCGATGACCACGGAGAGGGTGCAGGGGATGACGTTCATGAAAAGCGTGACAAGAAACAAGAAGAGGACGAAAAGAAGGAAAAGAAAGAAATTGAGGACGAAGACGAAGATGCTGATAAAGACCTTGAAAAAGGTAAAGGCAAGAAAGATTGCGACATGGGCGGTGATAACAAACCTGACATTGCAAAGTCTTTGGGCTTGGATGCTTTCTACAAATCTATGTCCGAAGAGATTTTGGGTGCAGTAAACACGCAGAACGAAGAGATTTTAAAGTCTATTCCTGCAATTGTTGAGCGTACTTGTGAAGCGTATTTCAATCCCGTAATAGACCGCATTGAGAAGTCTATGGAAGGAATGAAAACGGCTATTGAATTGTTTGGTAAACAAGCTCCAAGTTTCAAAACTTCTGGTTTGAGCCAAGCTATCATTGAAAAAAGTATTGCCGAGGGCGGTGGTATCAAAGACCAAGTAGGTAAAACTTCCTTGAGTGCAAGCCGTGACCGTTTGGTGGTACGTGAACTTATACTTAAATCCATTCAGGAAGAGGAAGACAAAACCCTTGCGAAGTCATTGAATGACAATGCAATGGCATACATTCTTGACCCGATTGGTGGTGCTATTGGTGAACCTGTTGCACAATACCTGTACGAAAAGAAAGGCGTGCGTCTAGTTAAATAATTTCGTGAAGTGAAACTTTTAAGATTAAAATAATATGGATTTATACAATTATCAAGGGCAGAACAACGATAATCCGTTGGAAAGCATGACCGCTGACGAAATTTTGAAAGCGATGGAAGCTGGTCTTATGACTGGTATGCAGTACGATAATCAGCTCAATAATGGTGGAGGTTTGAAACCTGAGAGCTTGGATTACGTGCTGAAGAATTTGGAAAACCGTTTAGACCAATTGGTATTCTGGAATGAATTGCCACGTCAACGAATTGAAAGTACCGTTCATCAGTACAATCAGTTGTACAAATACGGACAGAACGTGGGTATATTCAATTCTGAAGGCGAAACCCCGACAGAAACCGACAGTATTTACAGACGTAAATCTATCGTAGTTGCGTTCTCTGGTGTGACTGGACAGGTTACTCATCCGGGTATGATTGTGAAAACCGTTGTCGGCAGTTTGTACACTAAGGAAGTTGAAAACAAAACTATCCTGTTACAGACAGAGTTGGACAAAAAGGTTATCACTTCTAACCGTTCCAAAATTGAACAAGAGTTTGACGGTGTGTTCGCACAACACGTAGAGGGTATTAACGATATTACAGGCGGTTTGCTTGGTAAGACATCTGAACAGGTATTGGATGCTTATTTTGGTGACGTATCTGTAATCAACGCAAATGGTTCAGTATTGAACGACCGTATGGTTGAAGATGCTGCACAGGCTGTTGTTAACGACCGAAACGGTGTTATTGACCGTATCGTTTCAGCTCCTATTGTGTTTAACAACTATGTTAAACTGTTCCACGAAAGCAAGCGAGTTATCGTAGGAATGGCGGGTGGCGTTGTTGGCGCAACTATGGGTCAGTCTGTAAACGACATCCAAACTCAATTCGGTAAAGTTTCTGTAAAAGCCGACAAGTTCTTTGATTGGGCAGAAGCTATCAAGTTGGGTAATGCCAAAACTTCTGATAAAGCACCGAACGCTCCTATCGCTGATACAACAGCTCCGGCAGCAGCTTTCGTTGATGCTAAAACGAAGTTCGGTACAGTTCACGCAGGTAATTACCTGTATGCTGTAACAGCTAAGAACCGTTATGGTGAAAGTGAACCTACTTTGTTGACCGCTGACGCTTTAGCAGTTGGTGCAACTCAATCAGTAGCGTTGAAGTTCAAGAGTGCAGGTTCTTCTGCATATTCTGAAACTTGCTTCGTTATCTATCGTACCGAAGTAAATCCGGTGTCTAAGGACATTGCTGATTTCTATCCAATTTTTGAAGTAAGCAAAACAGAGCTCGCAGCAGGATGGGACGGTGCAGCCGAAAACACTGTTAACGACCGTAACCGTTGGATTGCTGGATGTAAATCCGCTTTGATTTACTTCAATGGCAGCGAAATCAACGAATACCTTGAATTGGGTGGTACGATGAAACTTGACTATGCTATTGTCGGTCCTCGTCGTTCGTTCTCTGTATTGAACTACGGTTCTCCGGTATTGTATCAGCCAGGAAAAATCGCACGTATCATCAACATCGGTAAAATTGGACTTCCGGTTTAACCAATAAGATACGTATAATAATGACGGGGTGTGGGGTTTACCCCTACACCCCGTTTATTTTATAAACTAATAAACAAAAGAGATTATGAAATTATTTTATGCAAAGGTCGGCACACAAGTTGTCAACATTAACGGAACAAGAGTAAAGTTTGACAACTGCATTGCAGAAGTAGAAGACGCATTTGGTGAAGAAGCTCTTGCACTTGGACTTCCGGGATTGTATGAGGACGGAACACAGCCCGCATTTCAAACTCCTAGAGAGGTTGCATTACAAGCAAGTGCGGCAGACAGAGAAGAATTTTTGAACAAAGAACTTGGACGCCTGACTAACATTAAAGCAGCGTTGGAGCAACAGCTTAAAGAAGCCCAAGCGGAAATTGAAGTGTGGAAATCGGAGTATCAAAAGGAGCACGATTTACGCATCAAAGAAGTCGGTAGTAAGGGCGCACCTCAAGAACCTGTAACAGCACCCGCTCCAACGGAAGAAGCCCAAGCAGAGCTCACAGAAGAGGAAAAATTGCGTGCAGAATTGGAGCTGATGACCAAAGCGCAAATTTTGGAATTTGCTAAAGAGGCAGAAATTGACATGACGCCTATTGCGAACGGCAAAAAGCCGGAAATGATTAACTTTATCATGGAACAATCTAAAGGAGAATAATCGTTATGGGACAACTTACATTGACGATGAAATACCGCAAGAACGAAGGGATGATTTTAAGCCCGACAGAAATTTTTGCGATATACCTGTATGGAATTAAAATACAAGGCGGAGACGGTACAAGTTTCAGCCCCGAAAGTATGCGCTTCTATATACAGGCAGCGCAACAGGAAGTAGAAAATTATTTCAACTTGAAATTGCGTTATCAGTTCATCGCCCTTGAAAAGTTGACCTTTTACCGAGCCGACTATTGGCAGTCATTCCCTATATTATTCACAAACTACCCCGTTAACAGACCAATTTCGTTGACGGGGCGGTTTAACCAATTGGAGCAAATAAGCTACCCGACGCAATGGCTTACTAATACCCGTAACAGCTACGGACAGTATAAGCGTCGTGTGTCTATTGTGCCAACAGGAACAGCCGTTGCGACTGCAAATGCCGAAGTCATTCTTAGTGGATTGACCACGCAGTTAGGCAGTCAGCATTTCTTGATGATACCTGATTATTGGGATTTACAGTACATTACCGGATTTGATTTGGATAACATGCCTATGGATTTAATTAATCTTGTCGGCAAGTTAGCAACGTTCGGTCCGCTAGGTATTGCGGGAGACCTTATATTGGGCGCAGGTATTGCGGCTCAAAGTTTGGGCGTGGATGGTCTAAGCCAATCTATTAGTTCTACTTCTAGTGCAACGAACGCTGGATATGGAGCGAGGATTTTGCAATACAGTAAAGAGATTACTGAAACGGTTAAGAAGATTAAGTTGGTTTATGATGAAGTGAAGTTAGGCGTCTTATGATTAAAGGATTGGTGTACATATATACTTTGGAATATCCAGAAGGTAATGTTCGTTACGTGGGCAAAACTCAGGATTTAAAAACTAGATTTTGCAAACATTTGCGAGACGCAAAGTATTCTACTAATTCTAGAAGATTGGCGTGGATACGTTCTTTATTAAATGTTGGCGAAATACCGTGCATTAATGTTTTGGACATTGTTGAAGAAAAGGAATGGGCATTTTGGGAAAAGCATTATATTTCTTTAATCAAATCTTGGGGATTTGATTTGACGAATGCGACTTTTGGTGGCGACGGTTTATTAGCTACTGAAGAAGTTAAGGCAAAAATTTCAAAATCATGTAAAGAGCATTGGAAGCATAATAAGACTTGGACTTCTGGAAAAGCCGGAATGGGTTTAAAATTAGGTCCGAAACCCGGACATAGGTTTAGTAAAGAAGTAGTAGAAAAACGTACAGCAATACTAAATCAATATGTCAAAGAAAATGGTGCATGGAACAAGGGTTTGGCTTTAAAGAAGCCTGAACCCTTGCATAAAGGGAAAGGCTTTACGGGCTTGTTGAATCCAGCTAGAAGAGTAATTCAATTAAGTTCAGAAGGAGCTTTTATTAAAGAATGGGGTAGCGCATCAGAAGCAGCACATAAATTAGGAATATCTGGGGATATTATACGTGATTGTGTGAAAGGGAAGCGGAAAAATGCGTTGGGATGTATTTGGATTTCAAAATTAAAATATGAAGAAATATGCCAGAAAGAAATATAACTTCTTCTAAGGCTCCAGACATGTTTGGTCAGCCTGCCGTCTATTTCAGACCCAAGGATTTTGACGCTGCAATATGGTCTCACGGGTATGACATTACCTGTGAGCAAGCTATTAGATGCCCGTGCCAAGGAGCTTCTGGAGCCCCTATGCCTGGATGCCAGAATTGTCACGGTTCAGGATACTTCTATGTTAATCCAATACAAACAAGAGCTTTAATTACAGGGCTAAACCGAATTACTCAATACGTACAGTGGGCTCCCGAATTGATGGGGACGGCTGCAATAACTGTAAGGGATACGGATAAAGAACTTATTAGCTATTTGAATCGTATTGTGGTAAATGATGAATATGCGTGGTTCACTGAATTAAAAGTAGCTCACACGATGGTTGATGACATTGTGGCGGTGTTTCTTTCTTATGCACCAATAGATATTGAGGCGGTGTTTCTTTATATGGGGGCGGATGTTCCTTTGTATAAGTTAGACCCAACGGTGTATGAGGTATCTCCGAACAATAAGTATTGTGTTCAATTTGCGGCTGGAAATGTGCCAGAGGGGGCAGGGGTGTCCTTCCTGTACAAACACAGGGTAGAATATCACATTATAGATGCCCCACACGAAATTCGTGCCTCTATGCAAGCGAATAAGCAATCAGGAGCCTTAGAAGTGATTAAAATGCCATTGCAGGCAGTGGGTAGGCGGTCACACCTGATAGATATGCAGCGTCCCAATTTTGATGGGAGTGGTTTAATTTTTAACGATTATGATACCAATACACCTTGATTTGAGTGAAGTAGTGGCGGAGTTTTCTTTAACAGGAGAACAGGCTACGGAATTGGGGGCTAGTATTATCTCCCGTATTGTTACGGAATATACTAGCAAATGGGAAGATATAGTTGACAAAAATTTACGGCAAACCAGAAAGATATACAAGCGTGCAATGTATGTTGACCGCATAAGCCCGACCGAAGTGATATTTGGTTTGTCAGGTGGTGAGGACGGGTTGGCACTAGCTTTGGAAGAGGGGAAAGATGCGTATGACGAAAAGCCGTATTTTGCGGCTTCACCAAAACGTAAAACAAAGAAACTTGGTAATGGGTGGTATTTAACCGTACCATTTAGGCACGCCACTCCGGAAGCGGTTGCAGAAAGTGGAATTTTCCAGTCTGTTTTACCTAAAGAAGTGTATGACATTGCCAAACAAAATGCCGGAGCACCTGTAACAACAGCCCAACTTCCCCCGCAGTTTGCTCAATTGGGGCAGAGGGCGGAACTTAAAACCGCTCAAGGGGTTATTCCTTCCTATACGCATAAATCGCCCAAATACGAAGGCTTAGTGAGGTTAAATATATCTTCTACTAAATCTGAGGATAGAGGCGGTTACTTTACATTTAGGCGAGTGAGTGATACGAGTGACCCACTAAGTTGGATACATCCAGGATTTGAGGCTCATAAGTTTATGAACAAGGCTTTGGACGAAGCACAAATTGAAACAGTTGCTTCAATGGCAATTGATGAATTTTTAAGTCAGATTTGATATGATAATAATTGCAAGAATAAGGCAGATAATTGATGGGCTGTTAAATTATGTCCAGTCAGACTATGAGGCTTTACCGGAAGAACAAACGTTTCTATATCAGATGTTTTATGGCACTAAGGATAGAAACTTTGATTTTTACGAGGAAGCAAAAAAGTTGTTTCTGCGACGTAATACAAGTCCTCGCAAATTACGCACGGTGTTGGAATACCCGTTGGATAAAAGCCATCTTCCGTGTGTTGTAATTCGTGAGCCTGCAAGGAAACAGGTGCATGATGCTCCTATTGGTGGCTATGGGCTTCCAGTAGAAGATTTATTTGGCGACCCCGAACATCAACGAGAGGGTTTTCGCCAACCGTCTTTTTCAAGCGTTTCAATTATGTGCTTTAGCGATAATAGTTTGGAAAGCGTGTTAATTTGCGAAGTTCTGTATTCGTTATTGATTGGCGCACGTAATACGCTGGAAGAGGAATTTGTAAAGTTTGAGTTCAATACGAATGAGCTTATTATGGAAAATAAGCTGTTTCCCACCCCGATACTGATAAAAAGTATAGATTTGGAAATTGAAGAAATTGACCGCTATGCAAGTATTATCAGACCGGAGCTAATAAATAAATTCATTATTGACCCCGCTATTGTAATCGGCACAGACCCAAATTGGA